CCGCGATCTACGGCTGTAGTACTAGCTCGTCGGGGGGTGGGGTCTTTCGAATCGGGCGCACCATGGTGCGCCCGATCAGAGACGGCGCACAGGTAGGCCTGACGCGGCTGGTCAGCCCGGCACATGCGTCGTTACGAAACTCCTTGGGATAAGGCGTTGCCACACTGACATCCTTCCAGCCCGCCCACCCGCGGCAAGCGGTCTCAGGTGTCACCTATTCCTGCAGTAGACCCGGTCCTTCAATTCAATGAATGTTAGTTCTAGCCAAGAGATAGCGACGAGGTATCGGACCTGCCGGTGTTTTGGTTGGTGACTACCGCGTTGGTGTAACGGAAGTCGGGAGGGGTGGCGCCGGTGAGCGTGATCGTAACCGGAGAATAGGTCGCCGAGCCTTGCGCGCATGTCGGAACGCAGCTACGTCGATATTCGATGCCGGTGCCCTTTGCACCAGCACCGGCGCTCCAGCTGGCCCAGACGATTTTGTCGACGGCCCAGGTGCCGTCACCGCACATCAGAATGATGCTTTCCGGCTTGATTTCGGGCTGGCCGCCGCAGTTAACCACCACCGGTGTGCCGTCATCGGCCGCCGCGCTAGGCGGATCCCAACCGGCGGTGAGCAACGCGCTCGACAGCAGAACAGCGGCCACAAGCACGGTTCGGTGAAGAATGCACACGCAGCGGATCTTGGTGCTCATGACGCACCTCCTCGTCGAGGCAGCCACCCGGCCAAGCGCCCATGGTTAGGGCCGTATGCAACTCAGATTCTGCTCCGCCTACTGCCCAAAGAAATGGTTTTGCCCAGCCTTCTTAAATGAACGAATGTCCAATTAGGGTGCCGCAATTATTTGGGGGTGGCTCGGGTATTAGTGATCCGTAGTGCGAAGGCACCTAACCGGAATACCATTGGTCGCCTGAGTTGGAACACGGCGTGGAGAACACCATGCAAGGCGTCACCCGAGTAATTGCTGCGCTGGTCATCGGAGGGGCCGGGCCGATGCTGGCGGTTGCACCGGCACACGCCACCGTCTATCGCTCGTTCACCACGTTCTCGTGGTCCGGCGGGCCGTGCATCAAGGCCTTGTCGCCCGACGTCGGCAACTACACCGCGCTGACGTGGAATACGGTCTGCCCCGGCAGTGGCTTCTACCAGATCAACGAGACGCTCGTTCAGTCCGGCCAGTGGGTCGGAGTCAGGATCCCGCTCACCGACCAAAGCCACGTGACCTGCACCGCCTGGCTGGGCCCCCAGGGCGGGCCGATGAGCGTCTACGCCAGTGACTCCGCAGACTCCGGCCTCGGCTCCGGTGAGGCCAACTGCCTGCGGCAGGTGCCTTAGAGACTAGGCAAGTCGAGCTATGCCGCATGTCCCACTCTGCAACGGGATTCTCGGCACGGTAATTAACGGCTCGTGTAGCGCAGACTGCATCGCAACGCTCGCAGGGGCCCGAGCGGGTGCCCATGTGAGCTGGTTTGCCGGGTTTGCTAGTTCGCGTTGCACAGATGAAGAAAGGGTTCGACCATGATGAGCCGTCGACCATGATGAGCCGTGTCGCCGCCGCCGGTGGGATCGTCTTGGCGGCTATTTCGGTGTCCCCGTCAGCGATCGCGGACGATGATTTCGACCGGTTCATGGTCAACTGCGGGCGCCTGCAGACGGCGACACCTCAGCTATGCAAGGACACCTGGGACATGGTTCGGGACAACAAATGCCGCAGCGTGGTGGTGGAATACCTGGATAGTCGCGGTGTGGCGTTCGGCGACGACCGCCAGATGTTCAACTACGCCACTGAGATTCAACGCGGCGACGTGCCGCTGGACGTGTGTTAGCGTGCACCGGAAATTCGAAGAACTGTCTATCAGTCGCCACCCTCATCGAAGCTGTCGTGGATCCCCATCATGCAGACGCCCTCCACCGGCTTAGCCTGCGCTCGTTCAGGAGCTTCTCCCCGCAGTGCCGCCTGTAATTCGGGCCACGTTCCTGGGGAACGAAGGCCCGCACGGTATCGATGATGCGGCCCATCTCAGCCCGCAAGACCGCGGTGTCCACCTGTCCCGTACGCGCATCGATCTGGGCTTGGAGCTTCTCGGCCGCCCGCAAGCCGGTGTCCACACTGAAGTCCACCTCGCCTTCCACCAGTCGGCCGAACGCCTTATTCATCACCACTTCGTAGAAGGCTATCGGGGCGAGAGCGGTGGCCACGCCGTTCACGAAGTCAACGCCGTTCTCCTTTACCCGGCGCTCGAGGATTTCCCGGTAGGTGGCCTGGGCGGCGTTCTGCACCGGAAAGTGCAGTTCTGCGTGAGGGCGAATCGAATCGGTCGACACCCCTACCGCGTCGCCACCGAGGGCACGCAGGGTGCTGGCGTAGCTGGCCCCGGAGGCCAACAGATCATTGACCCGTTGACGCACCTCATCGGTCCTACAGACATGACAACGGGGCTCAAGGCGGGACGCACTGATCTGCAGCACCAGCGGGGGTGCCGTCTGATCCGCCTTGCCGACTGCTGTGTGCGAAAGGGTCATGGTTGCGGTCCTGTCGGGTAGCGCTGGCGCCTGCACCTATTACTGCTGCGGCCCGCACTCCACGACAGGATGGGTTCCTGCGGCGTTTTGCGGCACTTGGCCGCACTTCCCAGGTGTTGGCGGCTGAGATAGCGCTCCCTGGATTCGCTCGACCCTCGAACCCCGTCCACCTAAGGGTCCGTCCTCCGGGATGCAGAGTTCGGTCCGCTTAGGTCGCAAGGCATACCGCTGCTGTGCCACCCATGCGCCCAGCCGGTAACCATCAGCGGTGGTGTATTTGGCTTCGACCTGAGCATCACCGGATTGGTCGACGTACGCCTGCAGGCGGCGCAAACCCTGCAGCCAGTTCGCTTTCTGTGGCACCCACTCCCAGCCCGGCTGACTGAGCCTGTCACTCCGTGCTCTGGGTCAACAACCTTCTACGCAAACAAGCCTTGACGTCGCTTTGGCAGTATTCAAATTTAAGCGATTGGCCTGCGCATTTCGCCGGTGGAGCTAAGGGGATTCGAACCCCATATATATTCGCAAGAAACCGGCATCTAGCTGCAAAAACACATGCCGGTAATTCAGATTGACAACATGAAATGACGGTAGTTTACCTGGGCAAACGTGAAGCCTCATTGACGGTGTCAATGGGGCTGCGATGGTTGCTGTACGGCGCGGCGCGGACCGCAACCAGCCAGACCGGATCGATCCCCAAGCGTGCCTGCTATTACTGAGAGCGGTTGCACCGGAACTGACCTAGACCTCACCTACTGAGAAAGGAGTGATAGTGCAGGCGAATGATGTTTGCCCGCATTGTGGCCGTTCTGCCGGAGGTTGGGTGGATCGCCATCCCGTTGCGCTAGTGGCATGCGTGGCCGTAGGGGCGTTCCTGGCCATCTGCGCGCTGATCGCGGCCCCGCTGGTCTACGGACCTACGATGCTTGCTGCTTTCGTGGCAGCATTCATTGTCTACAAGATCAAGGACGCCCACCGGCGGCACGACGCTCTGGCAGCCCGCGCCGACAGAGAACATCAAGCGCTGATGATTGCGCGGCCCCCCGCAACAATGCCGATCATTCCAACTAGCGGGGAGGGGAATGTCAGATGATTCGCGCATTGACCGCGTTCCTGCTCGCCGGAGCAGCTTCCGCCGGTATTGCTTCCGCCACCGCGTACGCGGCACCCGACCCCGGCCCAGGCCCGGGCATGTGCCAATACATCGGCACCCACTACCCCATCTACTACCCGTGTAACGAGTTCCAGCCATGGCTGCCGTACGGCACGTACGACAACCCTCCGGCCGGCGGCGGCAGCAGCGGTATCGGCGTGCCCGGGCTAGGGGACGCAAAGCCGAGCTCCTGAACCCAACGGTTTCGATCGGATGGATTAACCACCTCTTTCGGCTGCTTTGGTGCCTGTCGCTGCCGCGGCAACGAACGTCGCCCATCCCCGCACAACGCACAGTGTGGTCCCGTACTTCAGCAGATGTGACGGCAACGGGAATGAGCCCCGGCTGTCTCGGAGCCCCCGAGAGGGGGTGGGGCTCGACGAGACAGCCGGGGCGGGCCCGAAAGCAATCGGGACTGCGTTGAGAACCTGGTGGCAATGGCGTGGTTTCGGCGGCAGCCGTGTGGGAGGGGACGCGGGTAAAGGCTAATGAGCAGCTGTTACGTTGAGACGACCTTGACGGCTGGCGATCGTTTTGATGCACTCGGTAAAGCAATCCGTGCGGCGCGACGGGATGTATCCCCCGGCCGCCTGAAAACCGCCGGGGTCTCGCACCGCGGAGTGTCCCAAAAATGTGTATACCCATGACTTGACATGGGCTGCATAGCGTGTATAGTGATGGGTATGCAAACATCAATGACCGCGCCGCTCACGCAATCTGTCCACGCGCTACAGGACCAGCCGCCACTAGTGCATCTAGTGATCATGCATCGCCACGAGGACGGCGCGTGGCGCGACTGGGACACCGCCGACTACGAGTTCGGGCCGCTCACGTTGCATCGGCTGCCGGACAGCGACGACCTCGATTGGATGCTGCGCGAGTACATCGATGAGGTATATGAGCCGGGTGAGTGGGTGCTGGAGGCCCGCGACCCTGACACCGGCGTGGTGCTGGCCGAGTCGGAGGTCGCCGAAACCACCGGGGTCGTCGAATGACCGCCGACGACGAGGCCGCCAGAGCAATCGGCAACCGCATCCTCGAGTTGTGGGCCCGCGCCGGTAAGCGCGGCGAAATCCCCGACCTCGGCGATCTCGAAAACGAGCTGATCGGCGACTACCTAGACGCGATGGCCGAACAGGCATGCGCCGAAACGCAAGTCGCGAAATGGGCAGATCGTCGCGCCTATGCGCTAGCGCGCCTGCACGACACCTATGGCTGGCCACTGCAACGGATCGCCGATGCGGTGTGCTTGTCCCGCGCGCGCGTCCAACAGCTGGTTGAGCGTGGCCGCAGCGTCCAACCTTAAGTAGCGCACCGCGGCCACGATCGAGCTTACCTTGGCTATAGTTCGCCGGCTAGCTCGTCGGGGGGTGGGGGGAGTTTCTCGCCGGGCCAGCGCTCGTTGAACCAGGCCACGATCTGCCGCAGATACCGCACCGCCGCCTTGTAGAGTGCTTCGGCGGAGCTGGCGCGCTGCTCGGCCGCCAGCGCCCGCTGCTCGGCGGCGTCGAGCCGGGTTTCGGCCGCAGCTGAGCGTGTCTCCACCGCGGACAGCCGGGTTTGCAGGCTGTCGGCGAATGCTTTCCAGTCCGCGCTGACGACCTGGCGGGCGTGGGCTTCGGCGTCGGCGACGGCGGCATCGGCTTGCCGCAGCCCGGCCCGGTGGCCGAGTAGATGCCCGACCACCACGCCAATGCACGCCAGCACTGGGGATGCGATCGCGCCGATAAGAGCGCTGGTTTCCGCAGCCGACAAGGCTTGTCTCCTCCTGTCGCGAAAAAGATCCTGTTTCAGGTGGTTGGGGCGGCGCCGTCTTGCAGCCACGTGGCGCCGCATTCGCAGTGGCGGGTGAACGTCCAGCAGCGGCCGCCGGGCTGGTGGTGGCCGACGTCGGCCACGGTCAGCGGGTGCACGGCGCTGCGCCCGCATTGCCGGCACGCCACCTGCCCGGTGAGCCGGTAGGCAACCTGCACCGGCTCGCCTGAGAACACCCGCCCGGCCGAAAACCGCACCCGCAACAGCAAATCTTTGGCCCGCAGACTGTTTGGGAAGTGCAGCTTGTCGCCGAGCATCAAATCGTCTACTGGGGACAGCCACCAGTCCTCGTCGCGGATCGGCAGCCGCCACAATTTGCCGGCACGCTCAAGCCAGCCAGCGGCCACCACTTTGCCTTGCGCGAGCGCGGTGTGAATGTCACTCACCGCTGGCGGTGCTGGTTTTCTGCCCGGCGATCTTGTAGGAGACGATTGATGTCAGCACTGAGATGAGCGCCGCGCCGGCCCCGATCGACAGAGTGTCAACCCAGTTGACGTGCAGCACGTCGACGGCGTTGCCCCCGAACACAGCCAGGATGGCGTGGGCGAAATTCTGTACCGCCGCCAGGCCAGCGGATTTGAACCAGGTGAAATCCATTTTCGTTGTTCTCCTTTCCTGCAGCGTGTTTCGTTGCTGTTGGTTATGCCGCGGGTGCGGCGGTGGTGAGCTGTTGGCGCATCCAGTCGATGCCGCCACCGATGTCGTATGGTGCGTAGTGCGGGTTGGGCTGGTCGGCCAGGAATGTCACGCCGCTGATGATGGCCATGACGATGCCGATGATTTCCGTCCACGGGGTTTCGAACAGGTCACCGATCTGCGCGGCAATCGAGTACGGGTTGGAAATCCAATCATTCATCACCGCTTGGTAGACAGCGGCTTTGATCTGGCTGGGCTTGTCGTCGCCGTTCTCGGCGAAAATGTCGCCCTCCCGGTACACGTCCATCCAGTTGTCCGGTTTCGGTGGGTAACCGGGCAGCCCGAACCGCCGATACGGGTCCAGGCCATGAGTGCCGGTCTTGGTGACCCACGAGCGGGCCCACGGCGCGATGCTGTCGGTCTGCCGGCACGGGTTTCCGTACGCGAGCACACCGCGCAGGTCGGGTAGCCGCCAGTGCAACGGCTTGCCCGGGGCCAGGTAGTCGCAGTAGAAGTAGGAGCCGATGATGGCGCCCTGGCTGAAAACTCCCAGCGCCCACGGTGTGCCGGCGGGGAACGGCACACCGTTGTCCATCACGGTCGCCCCGACAAGGCGTGCCAGCTCTTTGATCCCGCTGTCGTTGTCGAACGGCAACGCGGCGTTGTTGTAGCCGATCGGCTGGTGGTGACACACACCTTCGGACTCGAGCTGGGTGGCGGTGTCGGCGACCGGCCCGGCGAACATGTTCGACATGTGGCCTTCGACGGTGAACATGATCGGCAGGGTCGGCGCCGGCGGCGGGAAGCTCCCCAGCCGGGTACGCACCGCGAGGGTGGCCACCGCGAAACCCTGCCGGTCGCGGATGACGGCCAACCCGGCGCGGTTGCAGAACTCCTCGACCGCGCCCGCCACCTGTTCGTCATAGCGGGGTTGGGCGACAATGCCGCGGGCACGCGCCCACGCGTATTTGTCGTGCAGCTTGGATGTCAGCAACTCGATGGCATGCCAGTTCGGTGCGCTGCGTGGCAGGTTGGGGTCGTCGACATCGCCGACTCCGAACCCGATCCAGCGGCCGTTGCTGTCGACGGCCATCACGCACCCACCTTTCGCATGAGGGCCGCCAGCCCGGCGCGCAAAGTGCGCCGCAATCCTTGCGCGTTGCGGCCTAAATCCCCGTCGACGCCCCACGAGTCGAAACCGGGGCCGAGCTGGTCGTAGATGTAGCGGGTCTTGTCAAGCAGCTCGTGCTGTTCGTCCGGTGTGAGCGCGTCCAACGCTGTTCCTCCTGTCTCGGGTTGATCGGTCGACGGCTGATCCTGTTGTGTGCCCGCATATTTGGCCACCGCGGCAGCGAACACGTCCTTGGGGAAGTTAGGTCCGACATCGGTGTGGGTGCCCCACCCAATCACGTCGGTGACGTAGCGGTGGTCGGAGATGCCGGCACCGTGGATGGGATACTCGCCCCCGAAACCGAGGATTGTGGTGGGGATGCCGTACTTTCGGCAGTCCTGCACCGCGAGGTAAGCGGCAACGTCGATGGCGCGACCAGCTTTCGTCAGCCATTCGTCGCGGCTCCAATTCACGCTGGACCCGGCGAAACACAAGTTGATTGACCGGTTGTTGGCGTCACCGACAGACCAGGAGGCCAAATCGGTGTCGACAACATCGCAGACGGTGACACCGTCGTCGTGCGGGTAGCCGGTGCTGATCGTGTAGTGGTAGGAGACTTGCGAGGCGGGGTCAGCCAAATACCTGGCTAGCGAGTCGGCGTTGCCGTCGCCTTCCTGTGTGTGCAAAAGGAAAAGGTCCACCTTGGTGGACCCTCTGGGCTGGTTGTTCGGTGACCAGATCGGATACTCGTTGAAATCCGGCCTGTCAGGCATGGCGCCTCCCGGTGGTGGTGGTTGCGGCGGTGCGGGGTTGGCCAGTGCGCGGTGCAGCACGTCCCACGCCTCATCCCAGTGCTGGGCGTATCGGTCCGGGTACGCGCTTTGCTGGACCTGCTGGGCGAACTGGCCGGCCAGGACAGGGTTGTTGGCGGCCTGCCACCAGTTGTCAGTTAGCCGGGCCAGGAACGTGTCGGCAGCCCGTGACAGGGTCATCATGTCTTCGGTGCTGCCCCACCAGGGTTCGCCGTTCGGGCCGGGCTGCTGCTGAAAGTAGCCCATCGACCGGCCATCGTCTGATGTCGAATCGTGCGGATACTTGGTGGAATCAGGCCAGTTGGTCGGGTTGGCGGGACACCACCATTGCCCGTTGGCTCCGACCTCGGTGGCGATGGTCATCAAAGCAATCACCGTTGCCAGCTCGTCGAGCCCGCGTGCCAGTGAAACCTGGTGTACCTGCCACGCGATTTGCTCTTTAGTGAGCAGCGGCTGGGGCGCAAACCATGTGAAGCTCATGCGGTCTCCGGTAGGAACGTGCCGGTCAACGTGCCGGTGAAGGTGCCTGAGATGGCCTGGCCGGCTAGCGGCGGGGACGGCTGCGGGGCAACCGCCGCGACGGGCGCGCACACGTCTCCTTGGGCTGCCAGCAGCTTCTCGAAGTCGGCGAACGTCATGTAGAAGCGGCCTTTGTCGCCCCACCCGTCTGACCACGAGTTGAGGAACGTCAGCACTTCGGCGGTGTAGTCGATGCCCAGCGCAAGGTATTCGTGGCCGCCTTCAACCTGGCCGGTTGGTTTGACGAACCCTTTGCTGTCCGGGTCGAACATGTCGGCGGTCCAATCCGTGCCGACGATCACGGGCTGGATTTGCAGCGCGGCGCAGAAGTGGTCGAAGCCGAAAGCGTGCCGGTAGCTTGACAGGTAGCCGAGCTGCTTGCCCGCTTTGCACACCGCTAGACCGCTGGACCCTGTGTCGTCGGGTGGATAGGTTCCGGGCACGTTATCCAGCCTGGTGGCTAGCTTGTACAGTTCGAGGGCGTCGTTTTCGGTGAGGTAGCCGTTGGGCCGGCACGCGGCAAAGTAGTCGGTGTTGATGCAGTCGGCGAGCGCGTTTCCTGTGCATGAGCCGATCTGGCCCTGGTCGAGGACGGGTCCGTGATGTCCCCACAGCACCGAAACCTGTTTGGGCGCGGTAGGTGCGGGAAAGTTGCGTGAACGAGGGTCATGTTCGACATGGCGGCCAAGGCGGTACATCGTCGTCGCCTTTCAGGTTCGTTTGGGGTGGTTGAAGATTCGGTGGGTGAAACCGGTGAGCTTATGCCGCAGCCACGCGCGCAGCGGATAGCGCAGCGCGACATGGTCTGCTGCGGGGCAGCCGCACACAATGCAGCGGGCTTCGGGTATCACGAGTAGTGCCTGGCGTTGTGGAACGGTCCTGCTTGGTCGAGTGGTACTTCGGCGACGGGCTGGCCGGGTTTGGATGCGTGGATGACCATGCCGTCACCGCTGTAGATGGCGGCGTGTGTTGCGTTGGGATAGAACGTCACAATGTCGCCAGGGGCTAGTTCGTCGCGGGTGATCGGCTGTCCGCCGACCGCCAGCGCCTCGCTGGAGTGCGGCAGCTGCACGCCGATCTGGGCGAACGCCCACACGACCAGCCCGGAGCAGTCGAACGCATCCGGACCCGCCGCGCCCCACTGGTAGGGTCTGCCGATCGCGGTACGGGCCACCGCCACAACAGTGGCAGCGTCAGCCTTCGATTGCGGGGACATCGCGCTGAGCAACAACAGATGCGCGGCGAGCACGGTCGCGCCAGTTCGGATCACGGTCCAGGACGCGGCGCCAGCTCGTCGCTGTCTTTGCGCGGACGCCGTCGCGGCGTCGGGGCTAGCACGGGTCCGGTGTCCAGCTTGCGAAGATCACTGGACAGCTTGTCGAAGTCGACACCCGCGGGGCTCTTGCCGCCGGTGAACATTTCCTCGGTGAGCGCGACGACAGCGACGGTGTTGAAGGCGCTGAAGAACGGCGCGGTGATGGCGCCGTCACCGCCCCATGTGGGCAGCTGCGCGGTGTGGCGGTCGGAGGCGCCCCACACCGGAATGTAATGTCCGCCTTCGACCTGATGACGGCCGGGGATGAGATGCCACGCTTGCCCGGATTCGAACTGCGCTTCCGCGTAGTCGGGAACCAGGATTCCCACACCCACCACTTCAAACAGGCTCAACGCGATCAGCATTTCGTCCCAGTCCCCCGGTGTCAGCCCGGCGTAGGCGACGATCTTGTGCCGGTTGCCGTCCGCGTCCACGATGCCAGTGTTCTGCCGGAATTCGTAGAGTTCGTGGACGTCGGTGCCTTGGTCGCTGCCGGGATCGGCGGGGTTGTATCCGGTGATCTCCGAGTAGTTCTGCACCGCGGTGTCGTCGGTGAAATTGACGGTGACGCCGCGCAGCGCGTTCGCCAGGCGGATCTCCTCGATGCTGCCCGCGATTGCGCAGTCACCGATCCGGTCGTTGAGGTACATTCGCGGCTTGACCAGACCGGCGTGCCCGAGCGGGAACTTCAGCGAATCAACGCTGGGCAGGTCAGGTGTGTAGTAGTCGCACAGGCGGATTCGCGGACGGGTGTGGACGGGCTTCAATCCGAGCTTGTATTTCACGGCGGTCTCCTATGCTTGCTCGAGTGCTTCGCCGAGCTCGGCGAGCGCTTTGTTGTGGCGGTTGTGGGCCAGGACGTGCCCGGCGGCGACGATGGCGGCGATCGGCCACTCGATCAGCTCGAGCGCTGCCAGCGCAGCCACACCGCCGTAGTAGGCCAGCTGGTCGAGCTCCGGCACCGGCACCGTGCCGAACAGCGGAAGCGCAATAGTGGGGCGGTGTTTGGCGGCCACCTGTTTGACCGCGGTTGCTTTCTTGGGTGCGGGCATCAGGAACCTTTCTGTTTGCCGAGCATGTTGGCGTGGATGGCGTCGATGCGGCCCCGGGCCTCGGCGGCGACGTAGGGGTCGGCGTGCGCGGGCAGCGCCGGCCACACGGTGACCAGCAGCGTCGCCGCGGTGATACGCCTGCAAATACGTTGCGGATTCATATGTTTGGTTGCCCAGCCTGCGTGGTAGAAAGGGAAACCGCCGGGCGTGGTGAGCCCGGCGGCCTTGCGGCGCGCGGAAATTGGCTACGCTGCGAGGGGGGTCAGGCTGATGGTGTCTGAGGCCAGTCGGATGATGTCGCCGCTGTTGCCGCCTTTCGCCACGGAGGCTTGCGCGGAATACAAGAAGTTCCCGCCTGTTGGCGCGTCCCAGAATGTGGCGTGCGATATGGTTTCTGTCGCGGTCAGGGTGTGTTCTGGTGTGTTGCTCAACGTGATTTGGCCTGATGCGGCGGCGTTGAACGTTGTGGCATGCCGTGTGGTCGACGCTGACACGTTGGCGGTGCCGTTAGGCCCAGGGTCACCGACGTGCGCCTGCCAGTAGATCGTTGTGGGCGGTGTGTAGGTGACGTTGCGGAACACGTGGTCGAGGATTTTGTTGGCAAGGTATGTCGAAATTCCAACTGCCACAGTGGTTTTCCTTCCGTTCAGGCTTGATCGTTGTAGACGGTCCAGGTGATCTTCGGGGCGTAGACGATCTGGATGTCGCGAATGTTCGGGTTGCCGGCGTAGACCCGTGCCCACTGGTCGCGCACTTCGATCGCATCTAACTGGCTATCAACTAGGAAAACGTATTGGCTCCAGGAGCTTTCTAGATCAGGGTCTGCTTCTGGGTGGTTGAGCGCCTGGTAGCGCACAGCCCACGAGTTGTCATCCATTTGCGTGAACGTCCTTGTCTAGTAGGCGCGGAACCATGCTTGGCCGCGGCCGCCGTTGCCGCCTGAGCTGCCGATGACGATGCCGCCGACCGCGCCAGCGCCCCCACCGCCCGGTACTCCACCGGCTCCGCCGTTGCCGGTGCCGCCGTTGCCGCCGACGTATTGCTTGCCGTTGAAGGTCGTGGTGCCCGCGCTGCCGCCCGTGGTGTCCGCGCCGAAGAAGCCGCCCAGGCCGCCTCCCCCGCCGGAAGCGGTCTGTGTGGTGCTGCCGTATGTGGCTGTCGTGGGGTTCCCCGGCATGCCGGGTAGTCCTGGGATGGCGCCCCCCGCGCCTGCACCACCGCTGCCGCCGCCGCCAACGGACCCTGTGATCGACACCAGTGAGAACGGGATGTCGACGCCGCGAACCAGAGTCACCGTGAACCATTGGCCCGCAGCGCCGCCGAAACCGTTCACACCGCAACAACCGCTGCCTTGGCCGCCACCGCCGCCACCGACACCTACCGCGTCGATTGCGTTGGCGTTGCGCGGGATCGTGTAGGTGTAGTTGCCTGTCGCGGTGATGGGTGTGGTTGTGTCGGTGATGGGCGGAAACCCGAAGGCCACTGCCGCGTTGGCCGCTATCTGGGTGGCTGCGAGGCTGACGGCTTGGACACGTTGCACACCGAGATCGACCGACAGCGATTCGGTGCGCGACAGCGCCAGGGCGATAACACGGTCGAGCCCGATTTGCGCCTGCACAGTGACCGGGTTCGTAATGTCGACGGTGCCGATCCTGTCGAGGCCCATCGTGCAGGCCACGTTCCACGCACGCGAAATGTCGAGTTGTGCGATGCGCTGCAACGACAGCGTGTGGTCGATCGTCGACGCCAGCGCATAGTCCTGGTAGTAGATGCCTGCCAAATCGAGTTCGTCGCTGACCGTGACTTGCCGCTCGTGGGAGAGCATGTACACGGCTTGCAGTGCCGCGTTTATGTCGGCGTGCACGCTGTGCAGGATGTCGAGGCACCGAATGGCTTGCAGTTCAATGTGGTTGACGAACTGGATTGCGATAGCGGTGTCGACCGCGACGACGGCCCACCATCCGGTTTTCGCCGGCGCGTGTGTTGCCGGAAGGCTGGGGAACCAGCCTTGCAACGGTTGGTGGGCTGGCGGTAGTTGTGGCGCCCAAACCATTTACGGTGTCACTCGCACAATCTCGAAGAATGTTTCGGTCCCGGTGGCCTCTCCGGTGGCGGTGGCGGTGAAGTTGACGAACCAGAATCCGGGTTGGATGATGTCGCCCGCGGTGCAGTAGACGGGCGCGGTGACGAACACGGCGTCGCACACGCCCACGTTGACGTTGAGTCCGGCGCCGACCGGGGTGCCAACCGGGGTGCCCCACGAAATCGGCTGCCCGTTCTTGTAGATTCCGGCAGCCCCCGCGGTGCCCTGCTGGAACACGCCGGTGCCTTTCACCCGCACCGTCACCACGTAGGTGCCCGGTTTGGTTACTTGCACGCCGCAGTTGTTGTTGGGCAGATATGTCAAATCGGCGCTGATCCGGTCAACGGTGTCGTAGAAGCCGTTGACGCACAGTATCTTTCCGCTTCCAAGCGTCATTTGGGTGCCGCTGGTGCGGTGCGCCCGAAACGTGGTGCCGATGATCCCGGACGGCTGGTTATCCGATAGCGCCCATACCGCTATGAGCCCTGGAGTTGATTCACCGCCGAAACCGCCGAACCGTGAATCCGACCACATCGCCTGACCGCCGTAACGGTAGTTGGTTCCCATCGCGCTCACTGCGGCGGTGTCGTTGTATGAGCAGACGATGGAGCCGTTCATGGTCACCTGGAAGAGGCGGTCACCGTCTCCTGTGCCCAGCTGCAGTCCCCACCGCGCCCCAGTCACCGGGGTTACATTGTTGGTTGCGAAAACCTGCTGGACGCCGCCGACGTAGCAGCCCAGTTCAACCCGGTTGTAGTAGATGCGGGCGTAGACGAAGGTGTCCATTGCCGCGTTCATGCGCCCCAACAAACCGTTGCCGCAGTTGGGTGAGGAGCCGAATAGCGACTCCATTTTCGACGCCATCACCATCTGCACCAGCTGGTAGTCGGTTAGCGACGCGCCCGCCGTGTAGCGCCCAAGCACGTACCGCGGCGCCGAACCCGAGTCGATCCACGCGAAGTTGTTGCCGTCGCAATGCACCGACCCGGTCCCGGTCAGCTGCCAGTTGATGCCCCAGTCGGCCGTTGTGGTGCGGTCCGCTTCGTCAACATACGTTGCGCCGACAATCCCCGGTCCCGCGTTTTCGCCCGAAATGATTTGCGTCAGCTTCGTATTAGCCGCTGTGATCGACTGCCGCAGCCCAGCCAATGCGTCTGCCGCGTCGGCGGCGATAGCCCCGGTCTGCGTGGTTCCGTCCGCGCCCTGGCACAACAAATCAATCAGCGCGCCAATGGAATCCTTAACAACACTTAACGGGTTGCCCGTCGCCGTGCTGCCGTCGATGGCTTGCTTGATGTAGTCGGCGATCGTGTTCAGGCCGGGCACCGCGGCATTAGGCAGTGCGGGGATGCCGGCCAGGTTGCGCAGTTTCGACGCGTCGAACAGGCCAGTGGAGTCGAGGTTGACCAGCCTGTTGACGATGTCGGCGATAGTGCCGCCGGGGGAGCCTTTTATGCTGTCGAGGAACTGTTGCCACACGTCGACGCCGAGCCGCTGGTCTAGCGCATCAGCCAAGCCGGCAATCCAATCCATGTGCAGTCCCGCCGACTGCTTGGTGACGGCCCCATCGTCAAACCACACTGTGCCAGCGCTGGCGTCCGCTGTCACCGCCAACTCGATCGCGATATGCGCCGCGCTGGCCGGAACAGTGTATGATCCTGATAACGGCACCCACCCGTTCGCGTCAGCGTCTGGATTGGATGTCGAACTGCCAAAAGGCGACTCGACAGCATCGACGAGCTGGCTATTTCCTCCCAGCATATTGTTGCTCGAGTCATACGCAATCACAGACAAGCGGATTGCGTTCGCGCCGACGGCCGCTGTCACGCCGATGTAGCGCGTGTAGACCGAAACCTGCGCCACCTGCCCACCGGCCGCCGGCACCTGGTTTGACATCAACACTTTCGTCGTGCCATCAGCGACCGCTCGCGCGGAACCCGGCGCGGCGCGGCCAACCTCGCTGTCCCACACAAAGTCCGGGTTGGCCTTAATCGACACCGCATTATCGAAGCCGGGATTGTCCAACAGATTCGGCGCGGTGTCACTGATCAGCGACAATGGCAGCACACCAAGCCGGCTAGGGTTAACAGGGCCGAACAGCGACGACAGCAGATAGCTGCTCAGATCGTTCAGCGTGCCGCCGGTGATACCCGTCAACGCCTGATACAGCTCGTCCCAGTTCGCGCCGCCCAGCAGACCAGTAGGCGACAACACGTTGGTGATGAATTGCTCCGCCGCGGCGATCGGATTGAAATCTTCGACTGCCAATTCGATGTTGCCGAGGAAGTTCATCAGGTTCACAAACGGCTGTGTCAACGTCCCCAGCGGCGAGTTGACGACATCGGCTGCACCTGCCCCTAGGCCCATGACCCGCAGGATGCTGTCGATGAAGTTGATGACCGCGGTCAACTGCACGATCCATGGGTCGATGACATCGGTGATGAATTCGATCATCGACCCGAACTTCTTCAGGTCGATGCCGGTGAATAACTTGATGATCGGCGCCAACGCCTGGCCCACCGGACCAAGATCTCCGTTGTCGATGCCGAGTGCTTCAAAGAATTGGGCAACACCCGAAAGCAGTCCTGTCACTCCGTCGAAAAGTTCTCCGACTGCTGTGATCAGGTCGTTGACGTCTTTGATGAACTTCTTGTCGATGCCGAGCGTGTTGGCCCAGGCTTCGATGATGTGGTTGATTACGTCTGTAAACTGCTGCGTGGGCACCACATAGCCGAGGAAGAAGTGCTCGGCGGCTTGAAATAGGTTGATGGGGAAAGGGCCATCGCCGAATCCGAACAACGCGCCCAGTGCTGGCAGGATGTACTGCAGGTCACCGAAATCTAGTACGCCTTCGGCCAGCTCGCCGCCACCAAGTAGCACGATGACGTCGGCTATGAACTGCTGGATTTGCTGGATTGGGTTCGCGGTGGCGTCGTTGACGCCTTGCTGCAGCTGCTGCTGGTTCTGGGCGAGGAACTTGATTTGGTAATCGTGCGTCTGCACGAGTTTGACGAACTGCTCTTGGCCCTGGCTGACGTCGGGATCCGGTGATTGGGCGATCGACGAAAGTGCCCGTGACTCTTGGGAAACGTAGCCTTGGCCGCCGAAGCTCGGTGCTGTCATAGCGTCAGCTCCGCGTCGTCGAACCACACCTGACCCGCTGTCATGGCCGAGCCGACGTGCAACCTAAGCGCGACGTGTGTCGAGCCTGCCGGTGTCAACACTTTGCCGCCGAGTTTTTGCCACGGAACCATGCCATTTGCGGACAGTCCTTTGATTTCGAACGCCTGTGTCGGGTTGAGCTCGTCGTCGTAGAACTGAGCAACGAGCTGGACACCTTCACCGGTTGAGATCGCGCCGGAGCATTTCACCGCCACCGATAGCGGGAAAATCTGGAAGTCGTCAACACCGTAGGGCTGCGTGTAGAGGTCGTGGTCTTGCCCATCAGCGGTGATCGTCGCCGAGCCGAGCCGCGACGCGCCCTGCGATCCGTCCCAGAGCCAGCCGGGCCCGCTGGCGGTCCAGCCGTTGAGGTTGTAGTCGAACCCACCGTTGTCGATGATGTTGGTGGCGCCGCCGGGGTAGAATATAGGGTCGTAGTTGAATTCGCCTTCGGCTTTCAGCGACAGTCGGCACACACTCTTGGTGGTGTCGACCTGGATGGCGATGATCTTGTGGTCCTGACTGATGTCTCCCACCCACGGCATGAACCCGGAGATGGTGATCGTGTCGCCCACGTCGAAGGTGCCGAATGGCGCGTTGGGGTGGTTCATGTCGATGGTGATTTCTTCCCAGTAAGCGGGTGTTTGGCGTCTGGCCAGGCGGCGGTGCGCCCACGCGGCCGCCCGCTCGTTGGAGTCGATAAACGCGTCTTGTTCTTTGAGGTATCGGCGCAGCCGGTTTGGGTCAGCGTTGGCCAACTGTGCCGAGTACTCGAAGCCTGGAAACCAACCTGCGACACCCACATCGGACACCCAGTCGATCTGGGTTTCGGTGTGCGGTTTGGCTGAGAGCACGTTTTCATTGATGACGAACGCCAGATTCTGTTGGATCAGCCCGAGCCTCGGGTAGCCGAGTTCAATTGTCTTGATGATGTCGGTGCGGTCGGCGTTCCATTCGCTGTGTTCCCGGTAGTCGAAAGGGATGTCTTTGGCGAGCGCGTCGATATAGTCGCCGCAGTCGAGTTTGTCGGTGGCGCGCACGAACGTGGCGAAGAAGTTGAGGTTGAGCAGGTCGCCGTCGAACGCGTAGCCGGGCAGCATCTCGGCGCCGGATTTCTTCGGGGTGATGTCAACGTCGAGGTTGCCGTTGGGAAAGTCTTCTTGCAAGTGCCGCCAGATTTCCACAACTGGGTCGAAGGCGTCGTTGGCGAGCCAGTTGATGTCCTCAAGCCACGGCATGCCTTTCGGGTAGCAGGCGAAGCCTTTGGCTTTCAGATGCAGAATGCCGGTTTTGTCGTCGACGTCGCAGGGTTGCACGATGCCGCTGCACCAAATGCGGCGCTTGCCTTGTAGCACTTTCTCGATGTGGATGTACTGGCCCCACGGTTTGAAGTAGATGCCGGCCGCTGACGGATCATGAAAGTTGACGTCGCATTGGATGGTGCACGGCCCGGATAACGCTCGCTGAACAACTAGATTGCCTACGGTCAGGTCGCGGCTGATGATCTGTTTGCTGCGTGCTTCTTGCACAATGACGCGGAACCGGTTGTCGTCCGGCAGGGTTTCACCGTTGTCGCCAACAGCGCGCACAAAGTGCCAGCCGAACGTGGCTGCGGCAGCGGCACCGCTTTTCGAGCTGGAACCGGACGCGGTTGCCGCCCAGGCGAAAGCACTTGCCGCGGCGCCGATACGGGCGCGTGTTCCCACGGCGGCTGCACTGTAGGCGTAGGTTGCGGCTCCCGTCCCGTGCGCCATTTGGTTATGTGGCTGACCCGTTCACTGTGAATGCTTCGACGGTGTAGTTGCCGTTGCCGTCGAACGTCAAATCACCGGATAGTGGGAAATTGCCATACCAGATGGCGGTGGAGAGATTGGTTGACGACCACAGCGAAAGGTGGGTGACGGGTCCGTTTGGTGTGCCACCGGTGAATACGACAGGGGCGGCGAGGCTGAAGTCGCCGTCGGCGGCGGGCAGCGTCCATGTTGGGGATTGCGGCGCGGCGCTGCTGCGGTTGGCGGCCCCGCCGATGCCGGGGTCTGCGGTGTGCAGCTGCATGCCTTGCAGCGCTGACCGTATCGCATTAGCGCCAAGCACCATTGCGGCATCTGATAGCGGCATCTTCTGCTCCTTAGACGACGTTGTAGGCGTCGCGCCACAACACCAGGCACGCGCTGTCTTCGGTAGTTGCGGCGGCGGTCAGCGACATCGTCTGTGGCGTTGCGGGCGGTATTTTCATCTGGTCGAGGTATCTGCTTGTCCCGACAAGTTTTGTGCGCCAGTTGATTCCGTTTGAGTCGATGATGCGCCGCGCCCACGGATAGCTGCTCACTTCGACTACGACTCCGGCTTGGATGTCGAGCTGCAGCTGGATTTCGTTGTCGCCGACTATGACAAGCGGATTGCTCATCGGCCCGGTCAGCAGCACCCGAAACCATGCCGGGGCGTCGCCGCCGTCGCGGGTGTAGCTGACGGGATCAGCGCCGTTGACTAGTTGGACATAGTATTCGGTGTCGGTGTAGCTCAGTGTGTCTATGCGAGCGTATTCGGCGTTGACCACATAGAATTGACTGGTCTCGGTTTTCGGGGTGTATTCGAACTTGCGGGGCCTACCGTAGATGCGTCGCACAGAGCCGTAGCCGTCGCAGTGAATCAGGGGCTTGAGCGCACCCCACTGCTGTTTGACTTCGTCTGCTTTCCACTCCTTTTGCAGAGCCGTGAGCAGTTTCGATGATCGGTCGATCAGATCAGCCGGCAAATGCCCAGCCACGTGTGGCATGGGAGCGTTGTCGACGACGCCGATCTTGAACGTGATTGGGCCGGCTTGAAACGTGTCCTGTCCCATCCGAACCTCGTCGGACAGCGGCACCTGATAATCCTGGTTATTGATGTTGTAGGTTTGGATTTTCGTGCTGAGCACCCGGTATTGTGTGCCGCGGCCGAAGACCAGGTCGCCGATCTGCCACTGGTAGGGGCGCAGGTTCTTGGTCGGCATCAGAAGTTCACCGCCGCCATAGCGCCTTGGCCGCCGCCGGTGTTGATCAGCCACATGGTCTCGTTCATCATGTCGCCGGGGCTTTGCCCGGGCCCGGCGTAGATGTTGAGTTGCTGGTTTACCTGCGGGTTGGGGTTGCCGCCGCCGCTGTAGTCGTACCAAGAGTTCATCCACGACGGCACCCCGAGGGTGTTCTTGTTCAGCGGGTTGTCCGTCGAGTAGGTGAGCAGCTCGCCGGTGTTTTTGTTGAGCAGGAACCGCACGTTGCCCATGAGCGGATTACCTGCGAGTCCGGCAGTTAAATACGACAGGAACCGACCAACATAGGTGCCGGTGATGTGGTAGACCTCTTGTCCGAAGTCGATGGCAGCGTTGACGCCTTGCAGCACACCACCAATGAGCTGGGCGATCGTGCCGGCTGCGGAGAGGGCTTGGCCTGCGGAGCTGCCGCCGAATTCGTCGGCGCCGGATCCTGCGGCGCTGGCGATGGAGCCGACGAGCTGCAGGATGTTGCCGGTCGCCATCGCAACGTTCGATGCGAAGGTGATGTATTTCTGGACGTCGTCGATGAGTTTGTTGATGTCTTCGGTGTTTCGGATGCCGTAGACAAGCCGGTCGGCGATGTCTTGGGTGGCTGCGAGCGAGTCCAGGCCGCTTTGGATGGCCTGGATGACGCTGGTAATGGCGTTGGCGCTGGCTCCGGCGATGCTTTGGGCCACTTGCAGGGCGTTTTGCTGTTGGGTGAATCCGTGCTCCTGTGCGATCTGCTGCTGGACGTTTTGCAGCGCGTCGATGCTGTTTTTGTTTCCTGCCGCGTCTTGGGTTTTCAGGTTGTTGATGGTGTTGTCGATGCTGGTGAGCGTGTCTTTGACCTGCTGGTCGGTGGCTGTTGGTGACTGTGCGTCCGAAATCTGTTTCGCGAGCGCGGGATTGCCGGCCAGGTAGGCATCCAGGAGTTGTTTGTCGACATCGGTGTTTTGTTTGGTGTTGTCGGTGAGCTGGTCAAGCGTCTTGCCTGAGGGCAAAACCAAGCCACCGCTGGTGCCGGTTGTTTGCGCGCCACCCAAAGTCGGCAATGTGCCCTGGACTGGCACTGCTTTGCCGTCCGCGGTCAGCATGATCGGTGGCACGTCGGTTGCCCAGTGCACGTGGTCGGTGTGCCCTGGTAGGTCGCCGGCGTAGTAGCCGGGCGGGGTGATTTGGCCGCTGGCGATGCCGTAATCGCGCGACCCGCGGTAGATCAGTTGCAGTGTTTGGCCGCGTAGGTTTTGCTCCACGAACCGCGCGAACGCTTCCCGTGCTTCTGGCGGCCCGTTGAAGTCAAACGCGAAACCCATCTGGTGCAGGCTGCCGCCGGTGCTGTACGTGCTCGCGGTAAGCCCGAAGGCCTGCGCCAACGCTTGCGCCCATTGCGGTACTTGGTAGGCGCCGGGCCCGCCGGTCGGGTACAGGGTCGGCAGGCCCCCGATAGCGCGGATGCCTGCCTCAACGTTTGGCGCGTTGGGTACCTGTGTGGCGCGTGATGTCGGGTTTTGCGTGATTTGCGCGCCGGGCGGTGCTGCCGCTGGCGCTGGTGTGCCGGCTTGTGATAGCGGCACACCACCGATGAGGCCACCTGTTGCGGGTTTCGGCTGCGGGCCGCCGGGCGCAGCAAGCGGTGTTCCCCCGGGCAGTGTCCCGGTGACGCCGCCGCTGGAGAGAATCTGCTGCCACGACGGGCCGGTCACCCCCGGGCCCAGGGTTTGCATAATATTGCCGGCCAGGCCGAGTTGTTTAGCCACCGCGTTCCAGTAGTCGGAGCCTTGCGCCCCGCCGCCGAGCTGCGGGTTCTGGGTGAGCACTGCGGCGAGCAGCGGATCCGTCGGGTGCTGCTGCAGTTGTTTGACGAACGCGTTGTAGAACGCGTTGATGGCGTAATTCGGGTCGAGCACCTGCTGCGTGGTGCCCCACCCGCTCGACGGGGACTGCTGATATAGGCCGAGTACCTGGCCGGCGCTGCCCTGGAAGCCGCCGTTGGCTGACGGGTTGAAACCGGATTCGGCCGCTGCCACAGCCAACGCCACCTGGATGTCGGCATCCGATAATCCGCGCGCTTTGCCCGCAGCGATGATCGCCTTCTGAATGTCTTCTTTACTCGATGATGGGGTGAGCCCCAGCGGTGTCTGCTGGGTTTGCGACGACGGGCCGCCCGCGGCGGCTGGGCCCAACACATCCTGCCACGTCGGGTTCTTGTTTTGCTCCTCCAATGCTTTGCGCTGCAGCTGCTGCTGCTGCTGTTTGGCCAAATCGGCGTCGGAGACGGTTTTGCGCCACTGCTGTTGTTTCGCGCCTGGCATCAGTTGCGCAAACTGGAACATCGGCTGCAGCGCGTACTGGTTGATCAGGTTGAACCCGTCCTGAAAAACCTTCAGCACGTTGCCTAAATCTTTCGCTAAGCCTTTCAGTCCGCGGCTGTCAGGGAACTGGTGCTGCAGGTAGGCGTCGAGGATGCTGGTGTCGGCTTGAGCGATGTTGTCCGGCAGTAGCCCTGCTTCTTCGCCAACAGCGCCGCGGCCGCCCGGCGTCGGCGAGGCAGCGGTTCCGGCAGCTTGTGCCTCACCAGCAGCGGCCGACAAGCCTGACGCGGCTTGTCCTGCGACACGGCTGCTGGCCTCGGCGACCCTGCCGCCCCCGGATTCGATGCCTGAGGCGAAATTCGCGCTAATAGCCTCACCCATCTGATCGGGCGAAGAGTCGTGCAGCGGGCCTTCTTTAGCCGGAGAATGGGTTTTGATGAAGTTGAGGATCTTGCCGGCAATGTCGCCGGCCGCACCGCTGACAGCGCCTATCGCGTCCTTCATGCCCTGGGCGAAGTTGTGGATCAGGTCGCTTCCCCACTGCCACGCGTCCTTAGCGAGGTTCCTGAAAATGTTCTTGATCTGCGGGCCGAAATCGTTGAGCGCCTGCGGCAGTGCGGTGAAGAAATTGATTATTGGCCCACTAATTTGGATCAGCACGGTGAGTGCGGAAACAAAGTCGCGGATAAAGCCGATCAGGATCGGCATCTTCGGAACCAAGTCCTCGATGAGGCCTGCGATCGACGAGAAAAGGTTTGGCAGCATTGGGCCGACTTGCTGGGCCAGCTGAAGGAAAATCTGCACAAGCGGCGGTAGTTGGGGAAGCAGTGCCACGAACGCGTTCGACAGCATCATGAACGTTTGCGGCAGTTGCGGGCCGACTTGTGCAGCGAGTTGAGCGAAAGCGTTCGACAAACCTGTCAAGAACTGATTCAGGGCCGGCGCGACGCCGATGATGGCGGGCTGCAGTTGCTGCATCGTCTGCGCGAACGTGTTGAAGAATGTTTGCCAACCAGGTGCGATCGCGATCCCGAGTTTCATCAATGCCATGAAGATCGCGCCGAAACCATCCACGATTGGGCGGATCATCGGCATGAACGCCTGCATGGCCTGCTGCGTGGTGGCGAAGAACTGCTGCAAAGCGTTCTGACCGCCGACTGATTTCGTCCATGCAGCGAACTGGTTGGTGACCTGTTCAAGCCAGGCGAGGAATCCGCCGGCTCCGAACTTCTCCGCGGTGTCGAGGATCGTGTTGAACGCTGAGCCGACCAGATAGGCGATGTTGACTAGGTGGCTGAACGCGTCGATGCCGGACTGTATCCAGTTCTGAAGTGCCCCCGACTGCTGCGCTTTGGCCACTATTCCGTCGAAGAAGGTCATCATCTGCGTGATCCGCTGGCCGATCTCGGCGAAGAACGATGAGCCAACCAGAGTCAACCGGGTGAAAATGTCGAGCAGCGGTTGCATCGCCGGCATCAGCGCCTGCAGCCCTTGCGTGAGGTTGGCGATGAAGGATCCGAATGCCTGCATCATTTGCGGCTGCATCAGCAGACCAGCGAACTGGTGTGCGGCTTGCCCGAACATTGTCGAAAGCTGGCTCATCCCCTGAGTGAGCTGGGGAAGCCAGGTTTGGATGAGCGGCTGAATGTCTCCGATGATCTGCTTGAAGAAGCTGTCCTGGATGGCGGCACCAGCGAGTTTGAACATGTCGCGGAACTGCGCGACTTGCAGCATCGCCTGAGCGGCGACTGGACCCATGTTCTTGATGTCGTCGAGGAACTTCTTCGGGTCGTCGGCCATCATGTCTTTGAGCGCGTCTCCGACACCGTGGAACGCGATCTTCAGGGTGCCCATGCTCAACGCTGCGCCGCTGATGACTGCCGGCAGAAGTCCGAGAGCACCGGATAGCTGGCGGGCCGCATCAGCCATGGAGACAAGCCCCTGCACGCCGGCCCCGCCGGCGAGGCCGGCCAGCCCGCCGAGCGCCCCTCCGCCCAGCGCGAGCCCGCTGAATTTGCCGAACTGCACCTCGAATTCGGCTATGTGTTTGATGAAGTTCTTGATGTGGCCGCCGCCGACGTCGGCCTGAATGTTGACGTGCTCAAACACTTTCGACAGGCCCTCGAGGCCGGCGGCTGCGGCGCGGCCTTCCGGGCCTATCAGGCCGACAATCCGAGCAGTGTCTTGCAGCGCGTGTCCTAACCCTTGCGCGGAAGTCTCGGCCCTGTTCGCGGTGACGGCGAACTCATCGAGGTCGCGGTGAGAACGCAGGTGCGATTCATGCAGCGATGCGTGCGCGTGATCAACGTCGCGCACGCGCCGACTATAGTGGTCAGCCGAACCACCTGCGCGATCAAATTCCCGCTCGGTGTCACGTAGTGTTCGCTGGCTGCGCGTCAGCGACTTATCCAGATCGTCAGCGGATTTCGCGGTGCGCTCAATATCGCGTGCAGCCTTGTCCGCGCCGGATCCGTCGTAACTAATTTCTATCTTGCCATGCGCTCGGCCAAGATTGTATTCAGGCAACTGAGGTGCCCCTTACTTCTTCGGTCAGGGCTCGGCGACTCGACCGCGAATTACTTTCCAGGACATTAGAATCCACTCGACAGCACCTGCTCACCGGGGCCGTCCTCGTCGTGAGGTTTGGCGTGCGCCGAGACTGCTTCCATGGGGTCAGCGAACACGCGCATAGATTCCTCCTCGTCAAATCCCATTAGACGCGCGAATTCCCGCTCCCGCTGCGCGGCCGCTATCGATGCGTTACTTGACGTGCCGGCCTCGCTGACGAGCCGCTCAACTTGGTTGCCCCACGCCCAGATGCCACGATCAAAATAGAATCTGCCGACCTCGGTTATCGAATCATCAAGCAGAGCTATATCACTCGGCTTGCGGCTGAATGTTTTCGCTCGCTGGTAGATCTCGTATGCCAGTGCTCTGTTGTGCGCGTACACTTTTGAGTGCGGCGAGCTGCTCTCCGAAAGCAGCTGAGAAAATCGCTAGCTTGTCTTCGAGGTCCACGTCGGCCACGTTGTACTGCGATGCGTCCGGCAGCGTGGGGCTATCAAGCACCACCGCGGGTTTCACGCACGCCGCGGCCACTACGCGATCCACTGGGCCGAATATTTTGCTGTTTCGCTCCGGGTCGGCCAGCACTTTGGCGGCGTCTTCGTCGCTGATCTGTTCGCCGGAGCGCGCTGCCTCTAGCAGCTCTGGGGTGAATCCGTCGAGGACTTCAACCAAATTTAGGGTGAGGATCTGGTTTTTGGAGAGTTTGCGCAGCCGAACAAAGCCGCCGCTGGGCAGCTCGAGGTCGAATTCGTCCGGTTTCGCGAACCCGTACGAGCGGTGCTGCGGCTCGGCGTGCTGCGGCGCAGACGGGAAAGCGTCCCCCACCGGCGGCGTGGTGCCGTCGATGGGGGACGCTTCGCAGGGCCCGTCGTGACCTGCTGGCCGGTTGCATACCCAACCCTGCGGGACTTTGGTGCAGCGCATGGGTGTGGCAGCGTGCGGTTGCCGTGGTTGGATAGGTGTGGTCACGATCAGGCCCCTCTCTTGCCGGAAATGGACAGTGAGCTAGCTGTTTTTGCTGCTAGCTTGCGGTGGTCGCGCTTACCGGCGAGCTGTATCTGCCGGTGTTGGAGCCGAACACCGCCGCCACCCGGAACTGGTAGGCGGTTGAGGCGGCCAAACCCGACACCGTGGTGCTAGGTGAGGTCGGCTGCCCGCCGTTAGCTGCGCTGACGTCGGTCCAGGTGGCCCCGTTGTCGGTTGACTGCTGCACTTTGTAGCTATCGGCAGTTGGGATGTCATTCCACGACAACTCGATCGAGGACGCGGTCACGGTGCCGACGGTCACATTCGACGGGATCGGCAGCGGGTTGGGCTCCGGTGTTGCCGGCAGACTGGTGCGCGACTCGTGCTGGGTGAACTGATACAGGTAGTCGTCGTCGTCGCCGGGCATCGGGGTGCCGGTGAAGTCGGCTTTCGTCATCTGGAAGGTGCCGAACTTCATGTCGCCCTGGATTTTTCCGTTGCATTTGCAGCGGAAGATGCGCCCGGTGACGTCGCCGCCGCTGGTCGACCGCGACAGACCATCCACCCGGAAGTAGGGCCGCTGGTCGGATCCTTTCTTCAACAGCGTTCGCTGTCTGTTGGGGGCGACACCGGTCACCGAAACTTGGCCGCCGGTGAGGATCGACCACGCTTGAAGGGAGATGCCGCCGGCCTCCAGTGAGCCGTCGACGGTGGCGCCTTTTCCGGCCACTGCCACCGAGGACTTGTCGTCACCATCCAATGTGACGAAGTCCTCGGTCTCGCTGAACGCGAGCGTCTGCGAAATAGGCAGCGGGTAACTGGTGTCGCCGAGGACGGTGCCGTCGGCGTCAACGTATGGGGTCAGCATGACTTTGTGCAAACCGAACGGTTTCGACTGATCCTGCAACGGGGTCGTCATAATGTTCCTTTCAAGCGGTGGTTGGGCTAGCGGGGCACTGGATTGTTTTGGCTGTCGACAAGATCGAAGTCGCCATCAACGTCCAGCAGGTAGTCGAGCTGCGATTCGATGAACGCGGAAGCGGGAATCTTGTAGTTGTTCTGAAGGCACCACACACTGGGTTTCGACGTTTTGACACCGATCTGTGCCCACTGCGCCGGGGTGATCTCCCGGTACGTTCCTGACCGAGCGATCCGCGCTAGGGCTGCCGGGTCGTTGTTGACGTCTTTTGGTGTGAGCGCGGCCCATTTCACCCCCGTGTAGCGCACATACGGGCCGGCGCCGCCGCGGCGGCCGGCTGTTGGCGAATGTTGCGCGGCAGCTTTGGCTTTGTCTTCATCAGATACGGCTGCTTTAGCCGCCGTCGGCGCTTCGATCTCGCTTGCCATGACCCAATTGCCTTTCTGTGGAATGGTGTTCACGCAACCGGCTTGTAGCTGAGCACCTGGTAGGAGGCGCGCCGGCAGATCGTCATGTAGCCTTCGTCTTCGAAGTCACCGGAGCGGCCCTCGGGCAGGATGACGGTGACTGTTCGCCCGTCGGCGCCAGCCAGCTCTTGGGAGGCCTCGTTGGCTGCTCCGAAAAGCTCATCGACGCGGTCGAATATGTTGTCGATGCGCACGTAGTCGGTTGAGACCGACGCGGGGATGTGCACCCAGATGTCGAAATGTCTGGGGCCGTTGTCCTGGATCGCGCGCTCGTAATCGGTGACGCCCCAACGGATCACCATGAACGCGCCTTTGTCGTTGGGGCGCTGGTCGCCGGTGAAATTCGCCAGAACGGTGAATCCATCGCCCCCAAGCTCAGCCAGCGTGGTGTCGTTTTTGAGCAGGCTGTAGATGGCGTCGCGGGCCATCAGGATTCGGCCTCGTGTGCCCGGATGATGCTTTGCTCGCCTTTGGCTTCGCCGACGGCGCCGACGAAGCCGCGGCGGGCTCCGATGTTCAGTGAGCCTTCGGTGCCTTCCATCAGCTTCTCGCCGATGGTTTTCACACTGGGCATGATGATTTCGTCTTTGCCGTTGTTCTTGATTTCCAGCCATATGCCGTAGTCGACGCTGTGGCTGAACACGATTGCCTTGTGATCGCCCTCGATGTCCGGGACAGTGAACAGCCCGGCCCGCGCTGCTCCGGGCGTGCGGTCTTTGCGGTTGCCGGTGTCGTCACGCCACGGCGCATGCTCTTTCATGTAGGTTTCGCCTTCGACGGCGGCATCGATGATCAGGTCGTTGAGGGTGTGCTCGTAGTCGGAGGCGACCTGCTTGGTGTTGTCGCGCAGCTTGGCCAGCTCAGCGGCGAACCTGTTGTCAGCCAAAGCTGTGCCCCGTCTCTTTCAGAAATCCGACCACCAGAGCCTCGATCTGGTAAGGCTTGGTGCGGTCGACACTGTCGATCTGGTATTTGGCGACGTCGTCTTCCCAGGCGTCGCCGATCTCGATGACCGCGTCCCAGGAGCCAACCAGCTTGAACTGGAACTTGCGGGTCATGCCCTGGTCGGTTTGCGAGTTCTCCCGGCCGTCGAAGCCTCCGGTGTTGAACACCGCGAAGCGTTGTGCAGAACGAGGCTCGGCCGGCGCGTAGTCCTTTCCGCCGCCCGGCTTTTCGGCCACCACACCGACTGCCGGCACCAGTGTGATGGTTCGCCCGCGCAGACGCAGCAGCTCTGCAACCGCGCGGCGAGCGGGCTCGGTGAACGCGTCTTCGGCGACTACCATCGCGGCCACCCGGGCTGGGTGATTCTGCCGGGCTGCACTGTGAAGCTGCCGAATTTGACTCGCTGCTTGCGCAGCCTGACTGTGTCCAGCTCTGCTTCAGTGAACACCACCTGCCCGCGCGCTGTGGCCGGCGAATATGCCCGACTGATGGTGATGTCGGGTGTGGTGATCGCTGATGTGCTGGCGCCGTCGGGGTTGCGGAACAGATCGAGCACCTTGTCGCAGATCAACCGTTTGACTCTGCTGAGACGATCGGGGTCGCCGGCCGCGGCCGAATCGGCGTTGATCTGGTCGACTGATTTGCGCAGCGACGGAACCCAACCCATCAGTTCGCTCTCCACATCGGCGATGCGCAGCGAAAGCCATTGCATCCGGTCGGCAGGGAAGTCGCCTTCGAACCGACCGGTCACGTCATCTGGGGTGACGAACTTTCCGGGTGCGGGTGAGGTCATTCGACCGGCACACCCGCATTCCTGCAGGCTTCGATGATCTGGGAGCGCCGGTAGTCTTCCGGAACGTTGACACCGTGCCGTTCGGCGTAGGCAGCCCAAACGTCGCGGCCGCCGCCTGCGCCGGCCTGCGGTGGCGGCCCGTCACCTGAGCCGCCACCTCGAGGCTTCGTGTCATCACCGACCGGTTCGTTGTTCACTGCGTCTTCGGTGAAGCAGTGCTCACCGAGTCTGGCCAGCGCCCAGTCCGGCAGCTGCTCCACCGGCGTCCCCGGCAAAAACACCTTGGTGATGCCGTCAGGGCCGCTGACAGCAACAGTGCTGGCGCCGATGACGCGACCCATCAGGCCACCGTCGCCACAAGGATTTTGCGCGGGTCGTAGATGACCGGCAGCGCGACCGCGTCAACGAAGGTTCGCTTCTGGAACGGCGGCTGTTCTTCGCGCACCAGGATGCCGATGATGTTGGCCGCGGACTCTACTTGCACGTTGTTGTCGTTCAGCTCCAGCACCGTGGTCGGAGTCCCCCACGCGGTGAACCCGAGGGTGCCGGGGTCGTCCGGCAGGAACAGGAACTTGTTCGCCGGCAGGGGCCGCGTCGTCACACCGTCCACATCGAAGAAGCTGTTGTAGACAGAGCTCATCGAGATCGGCGGCAGCTGGTAGCCGTTGAACAAGGCGCTGATCTCGTCGAGTGTGACGTGCGTGGCCCCGGTCTGGGTGCCCTTGATCGCCGCGATCAGATTCTTGTTCACCTGTAGGTTGCGCACCACCTCCAGTGAGGTGAGGAATCGCCCAGGGGGGGTGCCGTTTTGGGCCACCCACACGTCGAACCAGGCGATCAGGTCGGCGAGTGGATCCGAGTTGGTGGTGTCGGACCACAAGGTAGGTGCGGTCACCTTCTGGTTCGTGGGGATGCCGTAGTCGACCTGCTGCTGCACCCCATTTTCGTCGATGGTGAGCACCCCATCGGATAGCACGTCGCCCCAGGCGAGTTCGATGCGATTCTGCACGTAGCGTGTCAGGTTGGTCAGGTCGTTGTAGATGGCCTCGACCAGTACCTGCTGGATAGTGCCGCCTAGGCGGCGGTATTCCATTTCGCGTCGCTCGTATTCGCCGACTCCGAGCTGGCCGCCGAGCGGGAGCATTTTGACGCGCTTTTCCATCCCGGTGTCGCGCGGCGCAACCCAGTAGGAGCCGTCCCAGTTGCGGAACTTGGCGGCACGGTTGGTTTGGGTGATAACCGCCATGTCGATCTCATCGGTGCCGTATTCGCGGCGGGGAAACATCGCGGTCAGGTTGTTGTTCGACGGCAGAGGAATGTTCTGCGTGTAGACGATGGTGTCTTCCAGCGGCAGCGGGCCGTCTAGGAATAAAGCCATGGTTTATGCCTCCCAACGAATCTGGGCCAGCGCCGCCTTGCCGGCGGCGTCTATCGATCCCGCTCCGGACTGGAACGGCAATTTCGATGCGGACACGACAGCGTCGTAGACAACCGCGCCGGTGCCCACCTTGGCGGCAGTCGAACCGTCTTGGCGAACAGCGCGCACATCGCCGTAGGTGAGACCGTAGGCGGTTTCGCGGCCGTCGCTGGCCCCCGGATCGTAGGGGCCGAACAGGCCGCTGGCAGTGATTTTGCCGATCACGGTCCCCGAGGGAATGTATCCGTTCGAATAGTGGGTGCCCGCAGTGAACTTGGTGATGTCGAGGGTCACGTTGGGCTTGTAGTCCGGCTCGGCTAGAAGCCAACTCCGGTCACCAACCTGGTAGTTGGTGGTCTGCATCGAAATGTCCGTGGACATGCCGAGGCTCCTTACTGGTTAGGTGGTTTTGGTTCCGAAACGTTTTGCGGCTTCGGCGCGGCCGGCGTCGCCAGGCTTTGCGGGAGGGCTACCTCCTACAATGCTGTGCTGCCCCCACCAGCGGCGCTGCTTCTGGTTGTCCGCTGTGATTTGCTGGCGTGTGCCGAAAATGGCTGTGAGCCTGCCCATCACTTTCTCTTCGTCGATGTCACCGTCGTCCCCGGTGAACTTCGAAGCGTCAACCGCATCCAGCCAAGCGTCCAGCTGCTCCCCGGCAAGTATCTGTGAGGCAACTGATTTCAGTTGGCTGCGCAGCAATTTGGGTCGCAGCTCTGCGATGGCCGCCGCACGAGCTTCCTCAGCTGCTTTCTTGGTGGCCTCCTGCAGGGCTTTCTCGTCAGCTGTCAGTTTCTCGCTGCGCAGTTGCTCCAGCTCAGTCTGCATCTGCTGAAGTTGTTCTGGTGTAACACCTTTGAACGCAGCAAGCTTGGCTTCGGCTTTTCGGTTCTGGTATTTGAAGTAGGCGGCCTTCTGTTGGTCAGTCATTTCGGCAACCGGCGTGTTCTCGGGGAATCCCTTGTCAGACCCCTCGGAACTTCCGGTTTGCTGCTGTTGGCCAACCTCATGCTGGCCGTCGGCTGCCGCGTCAGGTCCGATTGTGTTACTGCCGTCGTCGGATGCGCCCATAACAGGCCATACAGGGCCGCGGCGGGTGTAACCAATCGCTTGCAGCTTGGTGGCAGGGTGAAAAGGCAGTGAGGACACGATAAATAACTCCCATAACGGGGGGACGGGACGCCCATAACGGGCCCTTGCCGCCGAGACGGCGGAAAGTCATTGCATAAGAAACAACCCCGGAGCAGTGAGCTCAACAGGGTTGTACTCGGTGTGGGATTACTAGGTGCGTGATTTGGTGCGCGAGGCGATCACGTCTTCAGTGTCATCCGAGTCGAGCGTAAGATCCCAGTCAGTGCGCTTGGCGAGCCGGTCGTAAATCTTGCGGGCCAATTCCTGGCGAGCAGAAATAGGTTCGCCGGCTCGCAGCACCTGCACCACATGACCGCCCGCAATCTCCGGATCAGCTATCACATGCAGCGCGGCTTGGTCATCATTGGACGGGTACAGCCAACCGTTGCGCTCAACGCTTCCCGTCTCCTCGATCACAGCTTGAGTCACTTCGGCAAGCGACGGCCCCGCGCCGACGATCACATAGTCCATATTCGCCATGCCGTCACCTCCCGATTCTGATGTCCAGTGGACCGCCGGCTATGTCGCGGCCAATGATCCGAACTACTGACAGCCCAGCGTACCGCTGCAGCGCTTCTCTGGCGACGCTTATCGCGTCATTGACGCTGATGCTGGTGCGGGAGATGTCGAAAATGACATACCCGGACTGCATGGCCCCGCGACCAAGCCGAGTGATGAGCGTGTTGCGATTCGACGACGTCGGCGACTTTATCTCCCACCGCTGGCCGCTTATCTCGACATCGGGTGCTTTGCCTGCAGCGTCGGCCGCAATGAACCGAACATTGTCACCTAGGTCAGCGAGACGCTGCGCGGTGTCAAGTTCGTGCTGACGCAGATTTCGTACCGCAGTGCGGTCGACTTTGCCGCGGCGCGGCTCGTCGGCACCTTGCACGGATTGGCCGCCGCTGGGCGGCTTCGTCGGTGGCCGGTCGCCACCGGAGGCGCTGGGATGCTCTGCTCCACGCCCCGCGCCAACCTGTTTTGAACCGGCCGCTGATGACTGCTCGCTGTTCTTGGCCCCATGCATCGCGCGACGTGATCCAGGCCAGCCCGACGAGGCATCGCCGCCCGTTGTACCAACGAATTTGTTGATCATGTTTTGCAGGTAGGCGATCTTCGGTGAGTCCTCGGGGACACCATTGGCGCGCAGCCGCTCTAGGTGCCGCTGGAATGCTGGCAGGTTGCGGCGCCCCACGTCGTCGGGCGACTCCACCTGCTTCGCAGTGCTTTTCGCCGCGCCGGTAATGCGTCTGGACTGCTCGCTGCGCGGCTTGTAGGGCTTGTCGGGAACAAGCACCGGCCCGAGTTCCCCATGCTCATCGATGGTGTAGCGGGTGCGCTTCAGGTGGGCGACGGTGTTGCCACCGGCATGCTCGTAGAGCTGTTTTAGATCAAGACCGTTGAGTGCGCCGCCAGGGTCGTGGTCTTCGGTGACTGGCGCGATCGTGCAATGACAGTGGTCGTGGATCGGCAGAAGCTCGGAGACCTTGTAGACGCGGTCTGATGCTGCGATACACATGCCGCAAGTGCCGCTCTTGGAGAGCTCAGGATGTATTACCCGCCGGTACCCGACGATCCTGGGGCCTTTGCGGTCGAGGTCGACAGCGTTGGCGAGAACTTCCTGCTGGGCGAGCCGCTGGGCCAGCAAAAGGTTGCTGTCGACGAGGTTTTCGATGCGCTGATTGGAGCGCTGCTCGGCGGCCGGCGAACTTTTCGACGCCTCGTACCGGTACACCATGGCCGGCCGCTGGAAAACCGCCTGTGTGGTCATCTGCGCTGGCCGAATTTTGGTGTCGGGGCCGCCGTCGTAGTCGACCGTCACGGAGCGGTGCTGTAGCCGGATCTTGCCGCCGCTGATCGTTGCACCTGCAGCCCGAACGTCGACCGGATTGGAGGGTATGGCCTGCACACGGATGCCGAGGGCAGCGAGTTGCTGGGCCTGCCCGGCGGCTGCTGCGCGTGCCGACGCCGCCTGGGCCGCTGCCATGATCTTGGCGGCCTGGGCGGCGAAACGCCGAACTTGGGCATCGTCGAACGGGTCCACCGCCCGCCAGAGGGCTTCGATCGCCCGCTTCGCCATTTGCGACGAGCGGTCGCGGGCAAGGATCATCTGTCGTGACATGCGGCGCACCACCGCGACCGGATCGGCGGGCTGCTGGGATGCGCGCATGGCAGCGGCCATTGCCAAGGCTTGGTCATAGGTCGCCGGCCTAGTGGGCGCCGACACCACTCACCGCGACCGGCTCCGCGCCGCGAGGTAAGGCCTCCGGCGCGGTCTGCGCTGGTGATAGCACTGCCGCGGCCGTGGACTGGTCTGCTGGCGTTGGCTCTGTCAAGGTCATCATCTGCTCGGCCTGGAGCCGAGTCATGTTGCGCTCGGTCTCATCCGGGGACATGTTCCAGATCCGCTCGCAGCGGTCCTCCGTCGACAGGGTGCCCTGCGCCTGCGTGGAAGCTGACCCCATCTCCGCAAGGGTCGGGAAGTCGATCGGGCCCCAATGCAGTCGCATCCGCTTGCCGCGCTCATTTTCGCCGGCGAGCGCGAAAATCATACGCCACAGCAACTTCAGCGATGGGGTGAACCTGGCGCGCCGGTCACGCACTTTGGAAGTCAGCGACTCGCGCATCAAACCGGCGCCCTCCGCTGAACCGTTGGCAGCGTCCGGGGTGATCAGATGCAGCGGAGTCGCAGTGACCGCAGCGAATTCCTTAATGTCGTCGCGTTTGGCGTTGATGAACGCGGTCAGATCAGTCTGCTGGGATTCCCATATTTCGAAATCACTTGGGATGCGCCACATCGCTCCCGGCCCCGCGGTGAAAACCTTGTTCCAGTCAACGGGTTCAGATTCCTCGGGACTGTCTTGGTCGGCCTCATCCTCGTCGCCTTTCAAGGCGCGCTGCCGCAGTGCCTGATACCAAAAACCAATGATGCGTTGCAGCGTGGTGTCATTGATCCGGTCCAGCAGGTCCAGGTGCGGCTCGTATTCGCCGATTCCAAGCTTATTGTCGAACCGCACGATCGGGATGCCACCCAAGTGGTCGATCCCCTCAATGGCTTCCGGCTCCTGGTCTGCAAGGTTCCAGGTGCGGTTTCCGTTGTCGAAGTTCAGCGTCCACTTCTGGCCGGGCAAAAACAGGTAGGCGCGATACCGCCACAAGATGGGGTCGTAGTCGTGGACGACCGCAGCGGCTAACCGAACGGGGTTACGCCAATCCGCCACACCTAGGCAGCGGCGCGGATCGATTGCGTGGACTGAAGGGCACGGCTGACCGTTGGACAACACGGGGTCGCCGTCGGCGCCTGGAACAACCATCGCATACGACTCTGCTTGGGAGAGCACATAGCCAAACAAGTCCTTGCTGACTGAGCAGAACCCGGTCTCGTCCATGATTTCGGCGGCCAGCTCGTCACCACCGGTATCGGACGTGTCGGTGGTGGAGACCGCCTGCAGCTCAAGCCGATCCAGCATGGCGTCAACACACATCGGCGCGTAATTGGAGCGCGCCTTGCGCAGCACGTCACGGAACACGTCGTGGTATTGGGGCTCCAGAAACGGCAGTGGCGGGTCGCCGACGTAGTACGACCACAGCGTGTCGAGATACTGATTGCGTGGAGTCAAGTAACGGGAGATGTTTGCCGTTCCATGCTGGGTGCCGCGAAACCCCAGGCCCGCGCGTGTCGCGGGCCGCGGCATACGATCAGCCCAATGCGGCCGCGTCGGAGCGTAGAACATCGCGTTGATCCGCTCAAACCACTCCTGCGGAGTGAGATCTTCAGCCGGGGTGGGACTAGTCAAACGCCTTCACCCCTCCTACCTGACCCGGGCGATCACACGCCGCTTACGTTTCACCTTCGGCAGCACATCCATGCGGGCCTGCCACGACAGAATCGCCGCCATGCAGGCGTCAAATCTGCGGTCTGGGTGCAGCTTGCCGAGAATCCATAGCTGCTCACCGGTTTCCTCGTCCACCAGATTTGTGTGGTGGCGGCCAGCGTTGCCGATATGCCGAGTGAAGTCTCCGTCCTCTGGGCTGTTGTGGGCGATGCTGCCAGATGCGATCGCGTCTTCGAACGCCTGAATCGCTTTGATCATGCGCCGTTTCTGATTGGTCCAAAATTCCTCAACTACATCTGGCCACCGCGCAGCCCAGGCGCCCACCGTGTAGTTCCAGTGCGGCGGGTCGCAGTACATCTTCACGACCCGATAGCGGCGGAACAGCTCAAAGACTTTCTCGTTGACCTCGTCTTCGGGGACTTCCCAATCGTCGGGGGCGCTGATCGGCTTCTCCCACAGCCCCTCCAGTGATTGCAGCCCGGAAAACACATCGGTGACCACGATCGCTGTGGCATCCCGCATCCGGGCGCCGTCGAAGCCCAGTGTGACACAGGCGCGGCGCGGAATCTGCTCACCTTCAAGCTCAAGCGCTTTCCAGCGTTTCAGGTTGAACGCCTGCATGGCCGACTGGCCCCACCGGTTACACCACACGCGCTCTAGGTAGGCCTTGTCGACTTTCGGGCGGTCCCACTGTGCGGCGATCCGGTCGATATCCGACCACTCGGCAACATCCGGACCGCTAGCCTCCGTGATCGCGGCGACGCGATCCTCCCAGACGTCCATGTTGTAGCCGTCGGAAGCTTGCCGATGAAAGAAGAACAGCGTTGGCCGCTCGATCTCCCCGCGGGCGATCGCCTGGGCCTCGAAAAACTCGTCCTCAGCAACCGAACCCTGTCCCGGCTCACCGGCGGTCGTCGTCGACAGCGTCCACGGATCTTCCTCGGGCCGTTTCGGCAGGTTCGCGTTCATCGTCTCCACCGCCGCTTTGTGATTCGGCAAGTAGAGCCGGTGTGTCTCATCAAGCATCTGAAACGTGGTGCGCGCGCCGTCGCGGGCATTCGGGGCACCCGAGATCGGTACCGCCTTGCCATCAGCTTCACCGCTGATACCGATCCGGATAATGCGATCCAATCCGATGTCGAACAGCTCGGGGTCCATCCCCAGCTCGCACACCACCATCAGCGCCCCATAAGCAAGCTCAGCGACCTGCTCTTGGGTGTTCGCGAGCATCGGAATGTAGGGGTCTGCCGCCGGCCGACCCTGCTTCAGCGACCCGTCGCGGTTGTAGCCCGCGAACCGCACCGGTGACTCCGGGTGTAACTCGGCATACGCCACCCATGCCCCGAACTCGGTCTTCGCGCTGCCCTTCCTACACGACCAGCCGACCCGGTCGAACCGGCGCCGGCCAGCGCGCGGATGCCGCCGCGGAAAATGTTCGTAGGCACGGTACAGGATCAGCCGCTGGTCTGAGCTCAGCTTGGCTGGCTGCCCCTTGAGCGACCCCGGCCCGAAAACGCACCGCTCCTCGATGAAATCGCAGACCTGATCGCCCAGCGTCGGATAAGGCTCATCCTCGAGCGGAGGAACAAGCAAGATCACTAGCCGACGGCATGCAGACCACGTCGCGGATCCTTGGCCTTCGCCTCAGCCTTGCTCGGTGTCCGCTTGGCGGCCCGGCGAGCGTTCCCGCGATCGGTCGCCTCATCGGCGCGCTCGATCTCGATCTGCAGCGTGCGCCGCGACATCGGAGTCAACCCGCACTCACGCAAAATCAACCGGCATTCAGCCATCGCCGTCGCACGTGCTGTCGGCCGCGTCTGAGGATCCCACGCGGTCTGCATCGCCAACGCAGCCATCAGAAGATTGTGGCGGTCGGACTCGTCCCACTCCTGCGGCATCGGCGACCGCCACGCCGATTCCCAAAAGTCGACAACCGCCGGATGCCAGTCACAGTAGGCGGGCAGCTGCGGCACCCGGGGGTTGGCCACAGCCTGCAACACGCGCCTAGGCGCATGCGAGCGATGCCCGCGCCGCAACGACGGCGGCTTCGGCGTCGGCGGCATCACGCAACCGCCAATCTGTTAATGCTGCAACCGATTTCAGCCATAGCGGCCTCCTTCAAGCGGCCCATAACGGGAGCACGTTCAGCAAACAAATGTTTGGGCTGAGGCGAAAAGCTGGGGATTCGGGCAGCCCAAAATCCGCAGAAGAGCGCGGCGTGGTAGAAGCGCCGGGGGGCGGGGTACCGTCCCTTGCCTGTTCTGCTGGTATGCCCTTTGAGCTGCGGTTTTTATTTGGCTTGGCGGCGTGGCGGCGTTTCGTCCTCGCAGCGGGTCGACGCGGCCAGCGAACGTTTGCGCGCTGGGCAGCAAACTTATTTGTCAGCGGCGGCGGCTTGGGGGCGGCTGGCGGTCGGTGGTGCGTGCCTTGTGTTCGTTGCACGCCTTGCATGCGGGGTGCGCGTTGGCCGGATCGAGGGCGAGGTCCGGCCGCTGCGAGGCGGGGATGATTTTGTCGATGGTGGTTGCGCGGCCGGTGCAGATTGCGGGGTAGCGGAGATGGCAGTGGTGGCCGTCTCGGTCAAGTATGTAGTCGCGGAACTGTTTCCATGCGGCTGTGCTGGTGATGGTGCTCGATGAGGTGCGTTCACCGGCCCAGGCGACTGTGTGCCGTGCGCAGTATTTGGTGTTGGTGATGAGCTCGGTGCAGGTACCGTTTTGGCCGGGGCAGCGGCGGGGCGCTCGAGGCATGTTAGAGGTCCCAGCGGATCAGGTTCCAGGTCGGCCGGTTGGCTGGGCGCCGGCTGCCTTTGGGCCGGGTGATCCAATGGGTCCGCGGGAAGCGCCGCGAGCTGTCCATCATGGCGATCTGGGCGTGTGTTTGGCTGCGTGTGCCGCTTGTTCGCCTGGTGCGTGGCCGGGGCGGGCGCCGGTGGCGCGCTTATGCAGATTGCTGCAGAGCCCGGCGAGGACGTCGGGGTTGTGTACGTATTTGCCGAGTTCGACGCGGCATCTGTCGAAGTCGCCGGGTTGGCCCCATTGGATTTTGGCTGCGCCGGCGCCGTGCGCCCAGTACTGCATGAGTCGTTCCGTTGCTTCGACGTCTTTGGGTGTGGCTTCGCGGCCGGCAACCATCGGTGTACTACTTTCCGGCCGCTTTGCGTTTTGCGGCGGCTTTGGCGCGACCGGCGGCGGCGAGTGCGGCCATGCCTGTTGCGCCGTACTTTTCGCGGCCGATGGCGGCGGCGACCGCGGCCGGGTTGGTGACGTTGCCTTTGGCGGTCAGCTCGGCCTCGAGTTTTTTGAAGCCGACGTGATGGCCTTTGGCGGCTTTCTTCAGTTCGGAGGGCTTTACGTGCCCGTATTCCTCGGCCATGCCAGCCCTTTCTGGCGAATCAGCGGGTTTTACCAGCTCGGAAGTGCTGATGCTGACCCTGAGAAGAATCGAAACCAGTAGCGGTAAGGCGTTGGTTGCGCGTGAAGCGGCAGTGTTGGCGGTCCGCTATTGGTTCCCCTGGCCTAATTTTGGGCGCAGTGGGGGACGTCCCTAGCGTCTCATGAGACACTACGAATCGCAAGCGTGTGATTTACCGGCCGTGTCGCATCATCTGCGTCGTGTGGGCCGTGCGTCCCGTGCTAGCCACTTTTCGGTGGGGGTAGCTATAGCGGTTCATGGGTGGTGTCGGCCCGTTCGGCGAGTCGACAACATCTTTTTGACGTCGCCCCAGCGGTAGCGTCCAGCGACGGTTTGCAGCCCGTATCGTGTTGGCCAGTCGCGGATCGTTGATTGGCTGTAGCCGAGTTCGTGGGCCAGCTGGTCGACGGTGAGGAGGTCGTCGTCGTGGTGATCGAGGTTGCCTAGCGCCCAGCCGAGGCCGGCTTCGCGAATGTCTTGTTCTAGTCGTTCCAGTTCTTTGGGGTTGGTGTGTCGGCGCAGTTCGCCCCAAAGGACGAGCACCAGTCGTAGCAGGGCGGTTTCTCTGACATGCATCAGTTCTTCGTGCTGAGGACGGTTTTCGAAGTGGCGCGTTGTTCGTTGATGAGTTCGCGTAGGCTGCCGGCGATTGACAGCAGTAGTATGGTTTGCAGCGAGACGAGTACCAGTATTGCTACGAGCATTGCTTCTCCTTTTGGTTGTCGAGGATTTCGCGTAGCACGCCGATGATGGCGGCCGCGTCGAGCTGGTTGTAGTCGTCGGGGTGCAGCTGGGTGATGAGTTGCACTTTGGCGAGTTTGGCTTCTGCTTGCTGTCGAAGCCAACGTTGTTCGGCGAGTAGCCAGTTCATGGTGGCTTTGATGTCGTCCACGAGCATTCCCTTCAGTAGCCCGATTTCGCGTTCGTTCCAGGTGTTTTGGCCGGGTGGGCAGTTGGTGCAGGTGATTTCGTCGTGGCCGTAGTCGCGGCCGAGGGTTAGGCCGCCGCAGCGTGGACATGGCAGGTTGAAGCGGTAGCGCTGGTCGGATGGGCGTTCTCCGAGTAGAGCTTTGACGCTGTCGTGGGTGCGGCGGAGCCGTTGGGCGACGTGTGGGCCGGTCCAGATTTCGGTGGTGGGTCGATCATCGCGCCACCAGGCGATCAGGTGTGGCCCGGCGTTCAGCAGTCTGTCGAAGCGGGCTAGGACCGAGCGTGCGTCGGCTTGGACGCGGTCGCGGTCGCGGTTTGGTAACGGGCCGCGGATGTGACGGGTTTCGGCGTCAATAATGTTGCGGGCCACCGCGAGCAGGTCGCGTATTTCGACCATTTTGGCTTCGACCGTGGTGTTTATGGGGATGGGGTCTTGGTGGCTGCGGGTAATTTTCCCGGTGAGCTGGGCGCTGGTGTATTTTTCGCCGATCGCCGCCGCGAGTTGGTCATAGTCGTCGGGTAGGCGGCGGGTGCAGTGTTGGGCGCGCTGGGCGCAGTGTTGGCATAGCGCGCCTTGAGTTTGGACGATTGCGGGATGCTTTCGGCCTTGTGCGTCGGTTGTCGGGTTTAGGCAGTGCCGGTTGGCGATGCAGCGGGGTGCGCTCATGCTGCGCCTCCGTTGTGGCGTTGTTTGGCTCTTTGCTGGTGTGTGTTGATGGTGTTGGCGTGCCGGCAGGCGGGGCAGGGTGGTTCTCGGCGGCGTAGGTGGGCGCGGTAGCCGTTTCGTGTGCCGCAGTCGGTGTGGCGGCCGCGGGGTTGGTGTGGCCGTAGGTGGTGGCGTTCCCATTCGGTGAGTCCGCCCCAGATGCCGAATGGTTCGGGGGTTTCGAGTGCGTGGTGTAGGCAGTTGGGTTGTACGGGGCAGCTGGCGCAGATGCGTTTGGCGTGGGTGATTGTGGTGTGGTTGGTGGTTTTGTCGGGGTAGAACAGGTCGGTTGGTGTGCCGACGCATGCGGCGCGGTGTACCCAGTGGTTTGTCATGCCGCGCCCCCGATGCTGTGATGCGGGTTTTTGGTGTCTGGTTTGGCCGTGGGGCGAGTTTTGTTGCGGGGTGGCATAGTTGGGTGCGGCCGGGGTGTTTCGTCACGGGTTTCGTCACGGCCGAATGCGCCGGGCCGCCACCCGCCGTGCCGGCCGGGCGCGATCCGGCGCGCGCGGCGGTGCATGGGACGGCGTTCGCGCTCGCTCAGCCCGCCCCACACACCGAACCGCTCGCCGTTGGCCAGCGCGTAGTCGAGGCATTCGGCGCGCACAGCGCAGCGCCGGCAGATCTTCTTGGCGTCGCGGACGGAGCCGCCTTTGTCGGGAAAGAAGATCTCGGGGTCGGTTTCGGCGCACAGCGCGTCCAGCATCCAGCGCTGCTCGTCAAGATGGATGATCAAGCCGGCGATCGTGGTCATTGAGCGGCCATCGCTTTCTGCGCGGCGTCGACACGGGATGGGTGGGCGGTTTTGCGGATGTCGGCGCGCTTGACGCCGGGCACGCCGCCGATGGTGCAGGGCCGGCTCGCGTCGGCGCCGCAGAACGGGCATCGCACCGACAGCGGGTTGATCCCTGTGCGCGGCCGGTCAGGGCGGCCGGTCGACGGCTCGGCGGGCCACGATTGCCCGAGCTTGTCGATGGCGGCTTTGCGTTCGGCTTTGGCCTCGAGTTCGATCCGCCGCGGGCTGTCGAGGGGTTCGCGGTCGAGCTGGTCGCGGCGGATGGCACGGGCGATGCCGCTCAGGTCTGCGGGTTGCAGCATCCTGTCGCGCGGCTCGCGGTGGTACTCGGTGACCGCGGCCAGCAGGTCGCCGCGCTCGATGCTCGGCGCGTAGAGCTCGAAATGCTCAACCCAGGCGTCCACCAGGATGCGGCTCGGTGACGGGGTGTGCTGGCTGTCGTAGGCGGTGGCCTTGCTCAGCGCGTCGAGGATGTCGTCACGGGTGATCACAGCTGGCCTTTCAGGGCTTGGAATTGGGCGGCTTTCAGGTCGGCGCCTTGCAGGCGGGGTTGCCCGTTGAGTGCTGGTGATGCCCGGCTGGCTTTGATGGTGTCGTCGAGCACGGTGGGCAGGTATTCGGGTTTGTCGCAGTTCGGGCGGCGGTCCCATGTGGTCAGTGCTTGCCGGATCAGGGTGTCGGGCTGGCCTTCTGCGGCGAGTTTGTCGACCTGGACGGCTAGCCGGTCGATGACGGCGCGGCGGTAGCCAGCGTTGCCGAGGGTTTGGCGGACGAGTGTTTTCGCCGCCGATGACGGGTGCCGCTTGGGTGGCCGGCTGGCGGTCTCGACGTAGTCGGGGACAGCGACGGCTTTGGCGACGGCGACGACGTCCGGCGCGGGGCCTTGGTGAGTTACCTCGCTAGGTGAGTCGTCGTCTTTTTCCCCTGTTCCCCTGTTCCCCTGTTCCCCTGTTCCAGGGCCGGAAGTTCCGCGGAATTCTTCGGATGATCCGCGGCAAAGCGTCGGAGATTCCGACTCATGTCGTTGACGTGCTGCTATAGCGGATTGAGCCGCCGCTAGCAAGCTGTCGTTGGCCTTTGCTTTTTTCTCGGTGCGTTGATGCTCATCCCAGGCCGGGATGGCGAAATACCGGCGCCCGGCGTGCTCGAAGAACACCACTCCGAAGGCGTCTGAAACGTCCGCGAGAAGTCGCGGATAATCCGACGCTGGTATCGGATCATTCGGGAATGCGAATCCGATCAGCCGCACCGGGGTTGCGTCGCCGATGCCGTAGTCGTCGGCCCAGTTCCACATTGCGATGTAGAGCAGCCGTGTGCGTAGATCGGCCCGGGCGGTGTCGGGCGAGTCCCAAAACTCGGGCTTGATCGTTCTGATCCGTGGCATCAGGTGTCCTCCTCGCAGTCGGGGCATCCGTTGCCGCCGCAGACACGGCAGCGCTCGGCCTCGTATCCGGGGCAGTCGCAGTCGATGTAGTCGCCGACGTGGCCGCCGTAGTATTGGCGGGCGCGGCAGCCGCCAAGCTGGTGCTCACTGGCGGTATGGGTGCACAGCAGACATTCAGGCATGGATCAACCGCCTTGTCGGGTCAAGCTGCTCAACGAACTCATCAGCACTGCAAAGATGTCCCCACCCGGCGAAAGGCTTTTGATAGCACTTGCCAACCCGAAGTAGCCACCCGTCGCCCAGGTCAAGAAATACTGGCCTAGCGCAGTACAGGACCGACCGTCTCGCGTGTTTCCATCGGAACGTTCGGTAACGGGCAGACCTCTGTTTGCGGCGGTCCCTATAGATCGACAGCCGATGCTCGGCTATCGCTTCTCGGGCATCGAACACCCACATCATGCGGCCGTAGAAATCTTCCCGGTTGCGGATCTCTTGCGCCGGAAGCGATGAGTGCTGAAATTCCACAACGATTCCGTCTGGAGTCCTGATATCCGCTCGGTGCCATCCGACCTGAACCTCGCGCCATAACTCGGGGAACCGTCGCTGCCAATCTGCATGCCAACTGGTCATCGGCTCGGACCATGGATCGCAGTCGGCTTGGCGATGTGCCCAGTGCCAGACGACCATTCGGCCGCACTTGCTGATTACCTCGCCACGGCAAGCGGGACAGCGACCTACGAGGCCAGGTTGCGCGCATGTACGTTCGCCGTCGACTAGCGCCCAGATCACTGCCGCACCTCCTGCGGGAAGTAGCAGGCGAAGTCGCATTCGGGTTCGCAGCGGTACGGGCAGCCGCCGTCAGCGCGTTTGGGGAGTCCTTTGTGGCGGCGCACGTTGCCGAAGCGGTTAAGGGCGTATGCGCGGCGGCAGCGGCGGCACAGACCGTACGGGTCGCCGCGAAAGCATTCGGGATTCGGCGGTAGAAGACTTCCGGGGCAGCGATCAGGCATTCGCAATCTCCGCAGTGCAGTCGTCGCGGTGCGTGTCGTGGACGGCGTAGTAGTAGCCACAACCGATGCAGAACCCTTGCCGCTCATAGGCCGCGGTGAACACCTGGCTCCAGCGGTCACGCGGCTTCGACTCTTTGCTCATCGGCGCCCCTCCCGGATCATCCGTTGCAGCTCGTAGGCGCGGTGCACGTAGCTGTCACGTTCGGCGATCTGCTCAGCCGTCAGTGGTTGGCCGCCGGGGTTGCGGCGCAGCATCGGCCCGAATGCGCGTAGGCATTCACTGCACGGCTGTCCCACGGCCGCAACAGGATTCGGGCAGCCTGGGATAACACAGCTCGACGTAGGCTGCTCTGTCACGACGCATCAACCTCAAACAGTGTCGGCTCGCGGTCGACGGCCGGTGAACTGTTGCAGGACGACCTCGCACTGCGGAATCCGGCGCGGGCGCCGGTGACGCCGAGAGCCTTCCTCAACGCCTCATAGTCGCCGTATCCACCGGACGCGCACGCGTAGCAGATCGCATCCATCACCGGAATGCCTTCCGGCGTGGTCATGTCGAGCATTCCCGGCACGTTCTCCATCACGAACGCCCTGGGCTGAATCTCACAGACGAGTCGGGCGAACTCGAACACCAGGCTGTTGCGCGGGTCCATCACATTCTGCTGGCCGGCCCGCGAGAATCCTTGGCACGGCGGGCCACCAATCACAACGGCGACGTCGCCGGGCTCGAGGCCGAGATCATTGAGTATCCGTTGCCCGGTGAGGTTGCGCACGTCGTAGATGTAGAAGTGCTCACAGCCGCGATGGTCGGCGGGCTGGCCCGCGATCCAGCCAGTCCCGATATGGACGTCGAACGGTATCGGTTTGCGGGCAGCTTTGCGTTTCGAAGGCCTCGATGACCGTGCCCCAAGCCGGGGATGCTGCGGGTCGATGTGGATTTCCACACCTGGGCGCGCCAGGTTAGTCAGGTACGTCAGTGATGAGTCGACGTCGTATTCGACTGCAGCCGCAACATGAAAACCGGCCTCGTGGAATCCGAGACTGAACCCGCCGGCTCCGCAGAACAGGTCGACGGCGACCGGCAGGTCGTATCTGCGTCGCGCTGGGGGCGGCACGTAGAGGCCGAGTTCGGTTTTGCGCCAATCAGTCAAAGTCGTCATGCGGTGGCTCCTGGTTTGCAGCGTTCCTGGTGCACGACCCGGCCCAGCGGTTCGCGTGTTTCCCACGGGTGCCGGCAATCCTCGCCGGGCTTGGCTTTGCATATCCCGCACCTGCGGGTAAGCGCGTCGGCCACGCGCGGATCGGCGCGGTCACGCAACCAGTCCAGGCTCACGGCTGCGCGTAGACCGGCTTGCTGGTCTGCTCAACAACTTTCGCCGTCAGGTCAGCCCACGCTTGGCGCAGGATCTGGCTGGTTGGCTTGAGGTTGATCGCCAAACTGAGCTGGCCTCCGTTGACGCGGACCCGGCTCATGCGGTTGTCTCCTCGGTGGTTTCGGCGGCGATCGTCGCGGCGTTGAGGATCTCGGTGACCTGTGCGGCGAGCACACCGGCTTTGGCCCAGTCGTTGAGCTGGTTGACGGCCGCGCGTAGTTCGTTGTCGGCGAGCTGGCCGGGGTGGGTGATGTCGCCGCGGCGCGTGATGTGCCGCAGCACGATCAGCTGGTCGTCGTGGTTGTCGCAGTCGGCCTCACCCAACAACTGGAACATGCGTTTCAACCATGTGCGGCGAGCCGATTGACTTAAGCCCTCATCCGCGACTTGCTGCGCTGCCTCGGCCGCGGGCGATTCCAGCTGCGGCTGCTGCTGCGCGGAGGTGATGTCGGGTTCGCGCTGCTCGTCAACAGTCGGCAGCCCGGACACTTCGAATGCGCGGCGCAGCGCATGCGACTCGGCGGCCTTCAACGCCATCTCCGGGGCGTAGCGGTCGTTGCCGCCGCTGGCGGGATAGCGGCCCGGATACGTGAACGGGTGGCTCATGTCCTTGCGCCACACCGACACCCGCGCCACCCACTCGCCGCGGTCAGCATCGAGGATGGGTTCCTGCTCGACCACGATGCCGTCCAGCTGGCCGGAGCGGTGCGCCACATTCAGCAGCCCGTCGCGGGTGATGTACACACCTGAGCGGGGTATCACCACAACATGTTTGAGCAACGGGTCAAACCCGTAGTGCTTGCACACCGCGACCGCGGCCCTGTCCTCGGGTTTACGCGGGTCCAGGCCGAGGTAGCGGATCAGGTTGGTGTCCGTCTCGTCGAACGCGCCCATCCGTGCAGGCGAATTCGCTTGGCGCGCAACAGGCTGATACTCGATGCTTGCCGTCATGTGATCCTCTCTATGTAAAGGCGGGTTATCGGAAAACCCACGGCGGTAACGAAACCGGTTCTATGCCATCCCCGTAGCCCGGCCACTCATCCCACTCACTGCACGCCCTATAGGTGTCGATGGCCAGACGCATCTGCCGGCACCCGAGCGCGAACGCTTCGCCGTCGAGCTCAACCACCGACACCAGATACGGCGGCTCTTTCTCGACGAGAACGAACACAAACACCGGCGCAGGGTCGAGTTCCAACAGCCGAGCCACCGTCACATACCACGCCATCTGCAGGTGGTAGCCGAACATGTACGCGGTGCGCCCGAAATCACGCGGATCAGCGTTCGCGCACGTCTTCAAATCAACCAGCCACAGCCGCCCGTCGCGCTGCGTCATCCAATCCGGGCGCGCCCGCAACCGCACACCCGTCGCCGGATCCGTTGCATACAACGACACCTCGGCCTCGCCATCAGCGAACAACCCCCCAGCGAAACGGTGGCCGCGAACAGCGTCACGCATCAGAACGGCTTCGCGGTGGTCGCGGCCCAGCATCGGTATCCGGCCCGCCTCGCGGGCTTTGTCGCGCTGCTCGCGGGCGATCTTGCTGCGCCAATCCTCGGCATCAATGATCTCGATCTCGTTGCCCTGGCCCAGCAGCAACCAGTGCACCGCGCTGCCGACCTCGAAGTACGGCTTAGGTTCTGGCGGGTTATCAAGCCGCCAACGGTATTTCGCCGGCGACGACAGAAGCAGTTTCGCCGCCGACGCCGAAAGACTGCCCCGGTCGGCGTGATACCAGTCAATCGGGAAATCCCGGTACACCCCGTCTTTCGTGGGGGCGGTCACGGCTGCGGCTCCTCGCGGTGCAACTGGCCGCGGTCGACATAGATCAGCTGCGGCCAGCGCCCCTCGCCGCGCACACGAACCCCGACCATCACACCCGGGTCGACAACAACACCGCGCCGCCGACACCCCTGCGTGTGCCACCACCACACCTGATCCCCCGCAGCGAACATCACGCCGCCACCGCCCGGCTGTGCTGGTGGTCGAGCAGCGGCAGCGCGGCATCCACACCAGCCAGCGCGGCCACCAGCAGCAGCCGCAACTGGGCCGCCTCCAAGCCGGCCAGCTCAGCGCACACCTGCTCGACGCGGCCGGCCCGCAGCTCGGCGGCCACCCAGCGCAGCCCCGCCGCCAAATCCCGGCGGGCATCTCCGGTGGGCAGCATGCGGCCCGACATCAGGCACGTCTCCATCAACCGATCCGGGTGCGCCTCCACCACCGCGCCAACCACCCACACCCGCTCCCGGCACACCGGGCACGTCGCGGTGTCGGCCACAGGCAGGGCGGCTTTGATTCGCTCCACTGATCGTGATGTGCAGCCGATGCGCCGCCCGATCTCGACGGCCGACAGCCGATCGGCCATGCGCCGCACCGCCAACCGGCGCTCCGCACCCCGTAGCCGCATCGCGGTGCCGTTGCAAGCGAACCCCACCGCCAGCCAATCAATCCCGCCGCTCATACCGTCACCCCACCGGCGGGTGACGGGCCGCTGTAGGTTGCCGCGAAACGCTGCAGCAGCGGCAGATGCCGTGGGCAGCGTGATGTCACCGACAGCACAACAACTCTCGCTGTCTGCTCAACCGTGAAACCTGAATCCCTCTGCACGGCTTGCAGAACACCCTCGACTCCAGGCAGGGTCGGGTAGGCGTCGAGTGTGGAGCACACAGCGGGAGCAGCGATCGCCGCATAGTTGGAGGCCGGGTCAGCTTTCGCCGGCACAGCGAAAACCACTGCCGCGCCGAGAATCACGCCGGCCAACCACAACCAAGCGAGCGGAACAACATCGCGCTTCGGTGTCACGGCATCACCGCCTGCATCTCGTGGCGGCAGATCACAGCCACCGTCGCGGCCAGCCGATCCCCCTCGGGAATCGCGTCAAGCGTGTGAAACACCCGGTCGGCCAGCTCACCCAGGTAAGCGATATCGCCGTCCTCGGCGGGCATCAGCGGCCCGACACGCCCCAGCGGCAAACACGCCCACCGTTTAGCGTGCTCAACAAGCTTGTCCATCATCACCGCACCTATCCGTGCTAGGCTGTGCGACACCGGGGCACTCCTCTCCTGGTGTTGAGGCCCGCGCCGCGCTCCGAACCGGCGCGGGCCGCTTTGCTATTCGGGTTGTTGTGCAGCCGCGTCTAGCCGGCGCGCCAGCGACCGGCAATAGTGCGGCGATAGGCAGTCGGGATGATCCGCCCACTCACGAAGCTGAATCGCCGCCGCAGTAAACAACTTTGTGGAATCGGCCGCCGATGCGGCTGCGCCGCCGCCGCTGTCACTGTTGGCGCAGCGCGGCCACCGCCGGGGCCAACACAGCTCAAACCCAATCCCCACGCCCCGCAACAGCTCACGCGCCGCCGCCGCAGGAAACCACAACACGCTCACAACACCGCCTCCTTGCCGTTGCTGTTGCACCACAGCCGGTACCGCTGGCATCGCCTGCAACGTTTACGGCGGCACTTGTCCCGGCCGCACAACCGCCACTGCACCGCCAGCGAGCGGGTACGGGTCATCAGATCAGCGCTCATGACGCGGCCCTGTCGTCCACCCAGATCGCTTGGGCCGCTTTGCTTGAATGCGCCAAGCCGTCGTGGGGTGCGGGCAGGTCGCAGCCGAACTGCTCGCCCTTGATGTTCAGGGCGGCCGGGCACGGGTGTTGGAGTTCCTCATTCCACACGGCCAGCAGATTCGGACGCTCCGCGATGTGCAGGCCGCCGTACATGGAGTTCAGCAGCAGCGGCGCGGCTTCGCGGTCGGCGAGCGCTTCGCGGATCGACTGCCGCAGCAGCTCTTCGTCGCTCAACTCGGTCACGTCGATCTGCTCGCCGTCTTGCTTCAAGGCGGGCTCGAACTTGGCTGCGGCAGCGCTGCACGATTCCCGGGCGAGCCCGTCAAGCCAACTGTCACCGTGGATTTCGCGGCGCATCTCGTTAAACGACTTCCCGGTGCCATCCCCGACCGCAACCTTCGCGGTGGCATCAACAACGTGGCTGGCCAGCTCGCCGCGCAGACGCTCAACCTCGCCCTCCAACTCGGCGATCCGAAAACGGGCATCCTCATGCATCAAGCTCGCGCACGGCTCGTAGTGCCGCCCGAGCCAACGATTCAGCGCCGCGTACTCCTCCAGCGTCGAATCCTCAGCGAACTCGAACTGGGCCCCACACGGGCAGCTGTAGTAGCCGACCGCAGCGGCGAACGCCTCACGCACCGAGTCGTTTTCGGCGCGCAGCTGGTCCACGGCGCGGACGGCCTGGACGATAGTGGCCTGGCTCATGACACCACCACCGGTGACCGGTCAAGCTTGCGGCGCAAGAACTCCAGCCCGGACGGGCGCACATAGGTCGTCGCCGTCGGTATCTGCTCCCCGGTGCGAGGGTGGGTGTAGGTGCCCGGCACCACCTTGAAGTGATGCGCGTACCGCTGATACGGCAGGTTGTTGCCCTGCAACACACCGGCTCTGCGCAGTTCGCGCATCATGACGTTGCGGCCCCAGCCGAGGATCTTCGACGCCGCGAGCATGGAGTAGGTGCCGTCGGCTTCCATCAGCGCGTCGTAGAACTCGGCCTTGGGCTCGAGCTCGGCGATCCGTTCGTCCTTGGCGGCGAGCATCTTCTGGGCCTCGATGACGGCGTGGGCCAGCAGTTCGGGGCCGGAAAGTGCGGGCGTGACCGTCTCGGCCTCGCGGGTTCGGATCGCGAAATACGCCTGTGCGGCGGCGACTTCGGGCTTGTTCGGGTCGCCGTTCATCGCCACGAGGTAGGCGGCGAAGCGGGACAGCTCGCAATCTTCGGCATCAGGCCCCGACGCTGCGACTTTGCGGGATCGCGCAAAGTGGCGCTGCACGTCGTGTCCTTGGTTCTGCGCGGTCATCATGGCGCGCTGAAGCGGTACGCCGAAGTTGCGCCACGCGCTGTAGCCCATGAGTGGCATCAAGTCGCGAGCCGACCAGTACTCGGAGCCGTCTAGGCGGACGCGGCGGATGCGGTCGAACGGCGAGGCGTCGGCCGGCCGGGTGCGCTCCAGCGCGGCGAAGTAGCCGGTGGGCTGGGCCGACTCGGGCATGCGGATGCTCACTGGGCACCGTCCTGGGGCTGGCCGGCGCCTGGGTGAGAGCCCGCGCGAAGGATCAATATCAGAGCAGCCTTGCCGACGGCCTGACCTATCTGGCCGATGCTGTGACCGAGCTTGCAGAGCGTCAGGAGCGGATAGAACGCCTCGTCGCCAACCAGCGCTGACAGGCGGACGGCGGCGCGGCGTTCCCACCGCTCGTTGGCGACTTTCGCGTTCATGATGAGCTGCTGACCTTGGCGGTCGCCGTAGTAGTCGGCGTTGATGATGTCGCCGAGCACGTCGGCCGGCTTGATGCTCATGACGCCACCGCCTGGTGATCGGCGATGAACCGCTCAATCTCGGTGGTGGCGGCCCGCAGCGGAACGTCGGCACCGGGAACAGGGATCGGAACTAGGTCGGTGGTCATGCGCTGGACTTTGCTTCGCCAAGCAGGTCCGATACTCGAACCTCGAGCACGTCAGCTATCTGCTGCAGCTCATCTACGCGGAACGCCTGCCGCCCTGAGATGCAGCGCGAGAGCTTTTGCTGCGTTATGTTGAGCCGTTCAGCAATCGCTGTTTGGGAGAGTTTCTTGCGAGCCATCTCGGCGCGCACGTTGTCGCCGACACGGATGGCGTGTTTACTACCTGGCATGCTCTAAGTTCTACACAGTTTCTGCGTTGCTCGCAAGAGCGCAGGAGGGGTGACACGCCGGGCGAATTTGCGAGAAATTTTGTGTAACGAACGCCACTTCAGTTGCTTCTACGCACTAAGTGGGTAAAGTACGCACTATGACCACGCTGATCATGACCGATGCGGACTACAGTCCCGCTGGAATAAAACGTCGCCTAAAAGAGGAATTTGCACGTCAGGGCATCAATTCCGAGACCGAGGCGGCAGAACGATTTGGCCGCCCGCAGCAGTGGCTGTCACGCCGGATTACCGGAGAGACGGAATGGAAGCTCAGCGAACTCGAAGAGTTTTGCCGGGCGCTCGACCTGTCATTCGCCTACGTCACAGCGGGCATTCGCGAGCTACCGACGCCTCCCCCGAATCCGCCCGTCAAACCTTTTCCGCGCCCACCGCGCAATGAACGGCACCGTCGGCTGCGCGCAGTGATCGGCACCCCTGAGCCGGCAGGCGAGCCCGTCAACGTCGAAGATGACGCCGCGAGGTACGTCGCGCTCGCAGAAGGGGACTTGCACTTGCTCCCCCGGAAGGACTCGAACCTTCAACCCTTCGGTTAA